AAAGAGCGAGATTGGCTCGAATTGAATGGGAAAAAGGTGCGCCTGAGCGGGAGCGAAGAGCCCGAGAAGAGCAAGAGAAGGCGGCGGCACACAGAGCAAAATTGGAAGAAAGGCGCTTTGAGCAGAAGAAGACTGAATTAGCACTATCACCCAATGAAACTTTCAAAAACATGTGTGATTTCTATGGTGTTCCTATCTTTGATGAATCATTCGCTAACGACCTCTGGGAAGCAGACTTCTTGGTGGGTATCAAAAGGCAATTATCAAATCGTCATGAAATGACACCGAATCAAATCTCAGTTTTGAAAAGAATTATGACAGAGAATCCTGCAACGGATAAACAAATCAAGTATTTGCGAGACTTGGGTTGGAAAGGAGACATTCCTACAAAACATTTCGCAAGCAAAAAAATTAAAGAAATATTGGAAGAAAGAGGTGCATAAAATGGGAATGATAAAAGATTTGATGTTTATAACAGCGGCAATAACTCTACCCGTGGTCGGGCTAGCAATTGCTGGACTGCTGATTGACGAAGATGAGCCGAGGGTATAGCGGGCTTTAAATAGGAAACAAAACATAGGAGAATACAGGAAGTGAGAATGATGATTACACTACGAATTTTGAACGAGATGGGTCATACGACCCTAAGCATTGAGGCATCGGAAGTCATTGAGCATATCCACACCCACCCGACGCATTGGGTGTTCGTGGATGGTGAGATGGTCGCCCGAGAAGGAATTGAAGAAATCAACTGGGATACGGTTCAGTCAGTGGACTTGACGCCAGCAATCGTTGGAGGGGCCTACTGAAACCCTCCCGATTGTTTCCTATTACCCATCCGGGGGTGTCGTTGTGTCCCGACCACATGACGGCATCCCCATTTTTGGGTGATGAAGACCGACTTTAAGCATTTTATTTCACCCGAAGCCCTCAAACTCCAACTCAATGTCTTGGGTTGGAAACTCATGAATCCCTACATCCATGAAGATGTAGCGGTTTTCAAACCAGACTTTTACCCAAATAACCATGTTATCGCTTTAGCGAATCGTGGCTACATTTGGGCAAAAGGATATACAATTATAAAATATAAAGACCAAGAATTTAATTCTGTCGAGGAATTATTAGACAAATGGCAATACGCATTAACTGACTTTAATAACTGGAATTTTCTAGCAGAGAAAGAATGGGTTTTAACCAAGGATGGCAAAGAAAGCCTTTATTTCTTTGATAATCTACAAACCATTCCCCTGCGGAAGAAATACAGGTGTTAGGTTTGCGAGAAAGGGAAAAGGCTTGCAGACTGATTAGCGATTGTATTCAGTTATTCAATGAGTTAGATAAAAAAGACTTTAGAAGAATTGAACGGTGGGCAAAGTATGCTAAAGTTGATGAAGCATATTTTACTCCTTTCTCTCTCACCCAAAGTATATACGATTGCCTCTGGTCTATTCCAGAAGCAATAGATGAAGGGTTTTCTAAATATTTAGAGAGAAGAAAAAAAGAATACAATGAAATATTGGCTTATCATAATAAAAACTGTAAAGAAAAATGTATAGTTTGTGATGATAGGCAAGCAATCAAAAATTTATTGGGGATTGATTATGAAAGAAAATAATCCTGAATATATTCTTAACAATAGAAAAGGCAACAAAGTTGCCACCATGTGCCGAGTTTGCGGCAAAAAATTATTTTCACCAGATGAAATTAAAAAGGAAATGCACGATAAGTGCGATAAAGACAAATCAAATATATATATGATGTGATAATATGTTGATTAAATTAAAAATAAGAAAACCAGATGATAGCGACGAATATTATTATTCAGAAATAGAAAGTGATGCCTTCACAAGCGCGAGAGTTCACTTAAACTACAAGGGATTTCTCTCAATTAATAGAGGAAGTTATCAATCAAAAGACCCTGTGCATGAAGGAATTAAGTCTTCTGTAAAGCAAATTTTCTCAAAGAGAAGAAACACTCGCAGATATAGATACTCTGGAATGTCAAAGGACTTGACATCAACAATCAGAATTAAGAATCTGACTATCTTTTTTCAAAAGAAGGGAGGAAGACACCATTTAAATGGTATTTATCTTTCCTTGGACAACCTATCAGATGTTTTGGCAAGAGTTATTTATAGGAGTTGTTTTACAGACGACGCAACAACACTGAACAAAGTTCTTTGGAAATACTTACACATTCCAGAAAATGTTGTTCATGCTCTTGAGAACCGTGTGCCATACTTCTTTTACGAAGATTATGAAAAACACGATGTTCGTCTTAATGTCCAAAGAACCGGTCCTTCCACCGTTGCATTAGAGATTAGCGATGGTATTTGGGGAGAAATGTCTTTCAAGGAGTTAGATAAATATTGTAATTTTTATGTTCACGAGCAGAAAAGAGGTTCTTGGCCCTACACATCCCCAAAGAATCTGTTTATGAAATTGATGGGAAGAGAGCCATCAAGAGCAGAATTAAACCTCATGATTGCCTTCTTACAACAGAATAGAAAGAAAGACATTGTAGAGAAAAAGGCGTTCCAATTGATTAACGAAATGGTGTCTCAAAGACCCGATAAATTATTCCCCATCTGGAAAGATGACAGGTTAACTCACTTATTCGTTAGAGGTAATCATTATGATTGGAAATTAGAGTGTAGAAACTATAAAGATTCTGGAACACAGAATGTTTCTACCTATATTTATCAACCCACTAGAAGAGGTGATGGAGAAGAAATTGATTGGCGAGGCCCAATTTGTATTGACAATGCCAATAATGATTCCTCTGTTGGCGACCAATTCGCCGCAAGAGCAATGGCTTTAATAAACGACAACTTTACAATTAAAATTGTAAGCACTATTGATTCTTATATCAGTGGCGAACCTAATGAAAATAGGATGGATGAAAATGAAGAGATGCGACGAGTGCGGGATAATAGATAGTAGTTTTGATGAAGAAATGGGCGAGCATGTTTGTAATGGATGCGGCCTTGTTATCATAACAGAAATGTTTGAAGAGACTGTTCATATTTTGAACAGTTCTGGCGAGAACATTCGCTCTGCTGATAAAGGACATTTAGGTTCAATTATCACTGGAGAGGGTTCCTACAAATTTAATCGCTTCAAAAGAAGCGTTATCCCCCAAAACATTCAGCAGGGTTTGATGCACTGCAATATGGTTTTGGCAAACTTCTCTCCTTCGGAGTCCTTGAAGGAAAGGGTAGAAAAAATCTACATGGAAGCGTATCGCAAAGGACTTTTTGCGAAATTTTCTTTTGAAGACCGGGCAACGGCAGTGGTCTTCTATGCTTTGAAAGAAAGAGGAACGCCAATACCGCTCAAGAAAGTGACTCAGGAGTTTGAGGTCAATCCGAAAAGAGTCCGTAAAATTGTTCGTAAACTCAACAGTTTGTATCGGAATCAAATCAATTTTACGGAGGTTAACCCAGCATATCAGTTAGAATATCATGTGTTGCAGATAACCAAAGATAGAGTTTATCTTCAACAGTGTTTAGAAGTATTGGCTCGTTTTGAGAATATTGTGAGCAATAGCAATTTTACAAAGAGTAAGTCTTATTATGCTTCTATTTGTTGGATTACAACAAATGTCTTCGAAAGAAGTGAGCCAACACGAAAGCGAATTAGCGAGGCGTGCGAATATCATCATTCGTGCATCTATGAACAAACGAAGTCCCTCTTAGCCTTGATTGGGAAGACTTCAGTAAAACAACTAAGAGGCAAAGATATAAATAAAATAGGTGAAACGAATGTTTGAAAAAGAATGGAATAAATTAGCAAAGAAAATCTATACCAATGCGGTAAATCATGGTTTTTGGAAAGAGGAGAGAAATGATGGAGAAGCAATTGCTTTAATGCATTCAGAATTATCTGAAGCGTTGGAAGCCATGCGAAACGATAATCCTTCTTCAAATAAAATCATTGAATTTAATAGTGTTGAAGAAGAATTAGCAGATGTGATTATTCGCATTATGGATTATGCCTTTGGTAAGGACTTAGATATAGCGGGTGCGATTCTCGCTAAGATTGAATACAATCAAAGCCGTGAGTTTATGCACGGTAAATCGTTTTAAGGAGGAATAAATATGAGAGAAGATAAATTAATAACAGGTTTTACTTGTATTTGCCTTGGTGATGTGCCTTTTGGTCATTGTCCAACGGTGGTTCAATGGAAACCAACAGATAAAACAGCAGAATGTCTTGAGTGTCAGCGAGTCTGGGATTTAGAAGCAATTAGATATACAAAAGAAATGGGAGGATGGGATTAATGAGAAAAATATTAGTGATTGGAGCAGGTGGGATTGGAAGTTTTCTGATTCCTATTTTACACAGAGCAGGATTATATCGAATCTCTGTTGCAGACCCGGACAAAGTTGAGAATAAGAATTTATCCTATCAAAACTTCAAGAAGGGACATGTAGGACAAAACAAGGCCATGGTGATGAGGGACGAATACGGTTCCGTGAGCCATGCGAGTACCTATCCTATTCTTGCAGAATCACAGATGCAAAATTATGATTTGATTATTTGTTGTGTGGACAATATCGGGTTGCGACGAACCCTTTACAACACAAGCGTTAAGTGGTTAGACTTACGGGCGCAAGGTAGGAACGCCGCACTTGTGAGCCATAAGGCCGACCCGAGGATGTATGATATGCTTTTAGCAGGCGAAGAAGGTTCTTTTAGTTGTCAAGGAGATTCATGGGATGGAACAAATAAAGGTGTTCATTATATGCAAGTCGCAATTGCAGGATTGGGCGCACAATGGATTCAACGCTGGTTTAACGGCGAAGAAGTTAGAGAATATATGGTGGTGAATGTATGAGCCGAGGAATAAAATGGACAAAAAGAGAAGAAACATATGTGATTGGTTGGAAATCTCACTTTGAGAATGAAGACTTTCAAAAATTAGCAGACGATATGTATGAAGCATTCGGTAATCGCCGTTCTGCTCATGCTGTGAAAATGAAATGGAAGAAAATGCAAGAAACACACGCAATTGCAGAAGAAACTAAAACCCAGACTCATTCATCGGCTTGGGATGAAGAAAAGGATTTCTTTTTGTTGGTTAATTTCTACGATATGAGCATTGATGAAGTGCGAAATTATTTTGGTTTTAGTTATGCTGAATGTGCTGGTCGTCTTGAACGATTAATTGATAGCACAGAACTGACTCACATAGAGTTGGTTAAGAAGGCCGCTATGACCGTCCGAGAACGAAAGGAACCCTACATACCCAAGGCTACTTCAAGCCGTAAAGAGAAGCGTCTAATTGCTAAAATGAACAAACTCAACGACAGACTCATGCGTCTCCGAGGTGGGGAAGAATGAGCAAGAGCGGAGACTGGTTTATTCGGAAAAACCCCGAAGATGATGATTCGGGATATGATGAATGGCTAATGGAAGAGGGCTATGAAGCATGGCTAAAAGATAATGAAGGGGCTAAGAATATGGATATTGAAGAAGCAATAAAGACAATTACAGAAACAAGAATTGAGGCATGTCGCCATGTTGAAGACGCATGGAATAAATGTTTGATGGAAGCAACTTCATCAGTAAGTTGGGAAGACTTTACGGTTGTTCAAGATGCTGAACATTCCTTGGATTTGCATGATGCTATTTGGTATGCTTCTTCTGAAATTTTGCCGGGTTTTGAAGTCCAAGCAGTTATTGATTCAAAGAACGACATTTATGTTTCTACGGGAACATCAGGCTACGTTGATTATTTGACGATTGACCCCTCAACACTCATTGGGATGAAACTTCCTATCAAGTGTTGGATTCATACTCACCCATTTGGAGCCGCCTACTTTAGCGGCACGGATTGGAGAACAATCAACATTTGGGGAGAGAACATGGATTGTGCATATGTTCTCGGAAGCCAAATGTCCACGAAAGGCCACTATGGTTTTTGGAGCAAGGACAACAAAAACGAACTTTCCATCTATGAAAATGGAGAACACACACAAACACAAAGAAAAAATGGAAGTGAAAAACAATGAAAAAAAGAGATTTTACATCATCAAGACAAAACTACAAATCAATTAAAAGCGGATTAGATACAGCGGCAAAGTATGGTGATAGGTCTAATCATTATTATGAGTCTCTTCCCCTGACGAAGAGGACAGAGCGCCACATGAAGACCCACCCGAATGATAAAAATGAACCCAAGACCGAAAAAGGCATTCAATGGGCTAAGTCAAAGAAAACTGAGCGAGATAAAAAGTTGAAAGAGTTTTACAAGACCCATGTTTATACATGGATTTCCAATACTCGTCGTGGCTGGATTGCGCTTCCTTCGGAGGAAGAGGAATGAAAGCCATGAATGACTTTGTGATTGTTGAACAAGAAGTTCAAAGTCATGGCATTATCACCATGAAAGAAAACAATCTTGGCAAAGTGCTTTCCTGTGCTTGTGATGAAAACCTCGTTGGTAAAACGATTATTTTCTCTACGGCAAAAACTATTCAAGAGTACGATGGCTACAAATTTATACCCTATGAAATGGTTATGGCGGTGGTTGGATGATTATCAACGGAGAAGAAGTAAAGCAAAAACTATTGCAGGGAATCAATTTAGTTGCCGATACGGTTCAGCCGACACTTGGCCCTCAGGCAAAAACGGTTATTCTTCAAAATGACCCCCCGGTCGTAATTAATGACGGTGTGACGATTACAAAATATATTTCTCACGAAGACCCTTATGTCCAAATGGGTGTGCAATTGGTTCAAAATTTGGCAAGCAAAGCCCAAGAAGGTTCGGGAGATGGAACAACAACGGCTTGTATTCTTGCGAGAATGCTTTGCACGAAGATTTCTCAATTGCCTGAGATGAACGCCCATTCATTCTATGAAACTCTTGATACCCTGAAGGTAAAAATGCTTGAAGGCTTGGATGAATTGTCTATTAAAATTGAAGATGATGATATTCTTAATGTCGCCACCATTGCGGCAAACAATGACCCGAATCTCGGTGCTTTGATTCAAGCAGGGATTGAAGAGGTGGGTCGTGAGGGTGCTCTGACTGTTGAAGAATCAAAAACCCATATCACTGAATTGGTTGTGCGAGAAGGAATGCAGATTCCCGAAGGGTACATCAGCCATTTGATGGCAAACCAACCAAATGGTAAAACCATATTTGAGAACCCTTTGGTGTTCATGTCAAACATGAAATTCAGAAACTTCAAGGACATTATTGGTTTGTTGGAATATGCCGCAAACCAAAGCAGACCATTGGTTATCTTCTGTAAAGGAATGGACGGTTCAGCATTGAATAATCTATTGGCGAACATCATTAATAAAACTGTAGAGTGCGCTGTTGTTCTTGCTCCTAATTTTGGCGACCAGCAATTAGATGAGTTGAGCGACATTCAATGTTTAATGGGTGGTAAAGTCTTCACCGAAGAGAGCAAGGATAGTGCTTCACAGTTTGTCAAGAGCGATTTAGGGGAGTGTGAGCGAGTTATTATTTCAAAAGAGCGAACGGTTTTGGTTGGCGGTGAGGGTGAGACTTATTCACGAATCAATTACCTAAAAGAGCAAGTCAAATCAATGGAAGGATTTGAAGCGGCTCGCTTCAAGTCCCGTATCATCCGCTTGCGTGGAAAGGTCGCAACAATCAAAGTCGGTGCTTCTTCTTCAATCGAAATGCTTGAGAAAAAAGAACGACTTGATGATGCTTTGAACGCAACAAAGGCCGCTTTAGAAGAAGGCATTGTTGTTGGTGGAGGCCGTGCTTTGATGGAAGTTGCTCAGAGAATTGATGCACCTAATTGGTTTAAGGATGCTATGACTGCTCCTTACGAAACACTCTTTGAGAACAGCAATCTATCCGTAGTCCCTCCCGAACAATACCCCATGGGCTTTAATGCTTTGACGGGCAAAATGGCAAACTTGGAAGAAGAAGGAGTCTTTGACCCAGTAAAGGTTGCGAAGAACAGTCTTCTCGCCGCTATGTCAATTGCTCAATTGTTTTATTCTACGGAAGTAGCGGTGTTGGTGGAGGAATAAATATGAATGTTAGCGGCTATTGCTTATTGATTGGTATTTTTGCAGGTCTATATTGGCTTGGACTAAAAATCAATCCACCTATTCATCAAACAACCGTCCCCGAGCCTAATAATTTATTGTGGGGCGATGAAGAATGAAGAAGGCAATCACAGTTGTTTTACCCGCACCACATAAGGCGCAAATAAAATGCCCTATTTGTGAAGGGAATAAATGCCATGTCTGCAAAATGACAGGGCTATTAAAAATAGATGTTGCCCCAAAAATACCTATTCAAAGGGCTCACATCATTAAATATGTGGCAGAAAATATTAGAACGGTAGCATCGGAATTAACCAAAAAGTATGGTTTAACTCCTGAAGTGAATACTGTTGAAGTCCTTGAGGTAAATCAGGGACAGTATGAAATTGTTCAGATTTCATCTCTTGGCGGGGCTTGTTGGATTGTGAACAGATTAGATGATTTGGATACCCCCAGATACTTTACATCAAGGCAGGATTTAGATAAATTCAAACAGGGGTGGATGAGTTGAGCGACCTAAAAATTACAGGTCGAATCATCCGAAACGAAAAGGATGAAATTATTGTCAAGCGTGGAATATATTGGAATATTGAAGTGTTTGATATTCGTTGGTTTTTGAATGATAAACCAACGCGAAAAGGCATTCGCTTAAACCTTGAAGAAGCGAAAATGTTGTACGAAATATTAAGGAGAGAATTAGATGAAGACATTTAAGAAACATACGGAGCAAGCAATGAGAGACGCCGCAGTTAAAAACGGCTGTAAAGGAAGAAGTATCACTTATGGGGCTGTTGGTTTTGCTAATATGTTCTGCGGTGAAATATGCGATGAGTTTTTACTTTTTGTTGAAAAGTCAATGCCGCCTCTTGGTGGGAGGGGAACTCGCATTCATGCTGACAATGTGAAGGACTCCTATGCAAGATTCAAACTGGCTCTCTTGGAAGCGTTAAGAAATGCAGATTGGAACATTTCGGAGGAAGAGGAATGACAGAGATACTCTACCGGATTGCATCGAACGACGAGCGTTTTAATTCATGGGCAAAAAAGAAAAAGAAGAATCTTGAAGGTCGCTTTTTAGATATGTTCAATGTTGGCTACAATGAGTCAGTTAGTGCTGAATATTACACGAGAGCGACCTTTGTTTGTTTTTGGGAGATTCACACGAATGGTTCCTTGGCGAAGGTAGCGCCTTCGATTACACAGGCTTCTTTGATGCACCTTGTTCAAAGACTTCTTGAGAGGGATAGGCCAGAAGAAGCGCAATTAGCACACAATATGACAATCAACTTTGTTCGGCTACTATCTGTATTGGATGGTGAAAAGAATGAAGAAGAGTGATTGGGTCTATTTGGCAAACGCCATGTGGACTTATTCTGAAAAGAATGAAGGCAGAATCAGTTGCCTTTTAAAACAACTGATAAGAGAAATAAACAACAATAAGGAGATGATTACAAATGGCATGGACAAATTTAGCGAGACTATTACAGGCGACAGACAGGATGAGGCCGACAGAAACAGTGAAAATGTTTTCAGAGGGAATGGAGAGTTTTAATACTATAACTAGCCCAAAGCACACATTATTTTGCATCTTAGACAAAGATAGTTTGAAAGCAAACGGTATCGCCTTGGCTAAGGCAAAAAAATGGATTTCAAGCATTTTTAATATGTTTGATGATGAAATTGATAATGAGTTGTACTTACACAATGATTTAGGAGAAGTGGTCTATCAGTTAGACCCTTCGGCTGAAACTCAGAAAAAATATACGGTGAATTATATTCATCGTCTCCTTGAATTAAATTGTAGCAAGTTTGACTCAAAGGAGTATCGAATGATTGAACAGGCTATTCTAAATATGTCTGCAAACGAACGACGCTGGTTTGTTCGCTATTGGTTGCGAAAACCACGAAACGGAATCAATCGAGGAACCGTTGAAAAAATTCTTGCGAGATATTACCGTAAGAAAATCACAGATGTCAAAAAGCATTTGAACTTTAATTCTGTTGATATAGTTTCAAACTACTATAATATGGGAGAAGAACCAAAAATGGTTTTAAGCCATGGTGGTTTTATTAAGCCTATGCTCGCAAAAGACTTGCCGATGAATAAGTGGCCGACAAAGAAAATCGTTGATTTCAAATATGACGGTAATCGCTATCAAATTCACAAAGAAGGTCAATCGGTAATTATCTTTAATCGTAAAGGCAAAATTGTTTCAAAGCAATTCCCAGAGGTTGCAGAGATTGTTCGCAATTATGAAGTGGATAATGTCATTTTTGATGGTGAGATTTATCCCATAAATGAAGATGGTTCTCCCGCAGAACACAAACTGATGGGAACGAGAGTTCACTCAAAGAATGTAGAGGAGGCCATGGAAAGAGTCGGGGTGAAATGGGTCATTTTTGACTGCCTGAAGTGGGCTGGAGAGACGATTATGACCCTGCCCTATGAGCAACGCCTTGAGCGATTCAAAGGTAATCCTGACCAAGCACAACGAATGCCGGAAGATGGTGATGTGATGGCTTTCTACAATGTCGCAATTAGTGAAGGGTTTGAAGGGATTATTGTCAAAGATGCTTCTCTTCCCTATGAAGCAGGTAAGCGTTCTACTGGCTGGGCAAAATACAAACCTCCCCTGATTGAATTAGATGTTGTGATTCTTTCAGCGCAATATGGCGAAGGAAAGAAATCAGGCGTATTTGCTACATTTGAAATGGGAGTATCATCGGAGGATGGCTTCCAAAGTATTGGGTATGTTGGAACTGGGTTTAGTGATATGGATTTAATTTCATTAACAAATACACTACGAAGAAATATTGTGTCTTACGAGAATAATTCGTATTTGGTAAATCCAGTTGTTGTTCTTGAGGTACGGGCCGATTTAATTTCGAGGGATTCGTCGAACAATATCGGCTTGAGATTTCCACGATGTAAGCGTATTCGTGATGATAAATTCGTTGCAGACATTAATACTCTCAAAGACTTGGAGGCTATGGAATGATTGAAGTTGGTGGACTAACCATTATGGAAATAAACGGAAAAAGAAACACCTATCGTTGCATTAAAATTCAAAGCGGCATGGCACACCTCAAGAATGTTTTACATGACCAAGGACGACCAACAAAAATTCCCATTGGGGAATGCCCCTTTATGCAGGATGGAAAGTTGATTGTTCCTGAAAGACCCACTGAGAAAAGAACCCGGACACGGAGCAAAATAAACATCACCGCCATTCTCAAAGAAAACACCGACCTTCAAATATCAAGAACGGCGAAAAACTTTCTCTACGAATGGGTAGAGACAGCCATAGGAAATGTCATAACCAACGCCGAGCAGAACGCTTTGGAGCGGGGAGACGCCAGAATCACCGCCGCCCATATTCACTGGCTTGAGACAAACGAACGAGTAGCGGGATACTGGAAGCAAAATGAAGACTACATCAGGGATTGATAAAGTGTTCATTTATCCAGAATTAAACGAATTGCTTTTTAAGTTTGAAAAAGTAAAAACATTCACCTTCTTTGTTTATGGTTCTCCTAATGAAGAAGAATTAAATATAATAAATAAAGGGCTATATTTTAAAGTTGTCCACGCTACAGAAATTGTAAAAGAACGAGTTGTTGTGATTGTAGAACCTATTCTTGAAGAACAGGCAAACCTTCTAAACTGTTATCAAGGAACAAGAATGATTTTCGGCATCGCCCAAAATGACATTGATGAAGAAATAGTCCGAGACACAATTCTTGATGGTTTTAGTTATCTTAGATACAAAGCAGAATATTTGGGAACGAAGGAGACTGAGAATAATGTTTAGTGGAGAGATGCTAACAGGAATCATATTAGCCAGTGGCAAGTTTTTCGTATCAATCAAAGTGGAAGAAAAAATGAGAATTGGTTATTCTACTAAAATTGGCATGGACATTAGAATGGATTCTTATGAGTTTTTAGAAATAACCCAAAGGAGTTTTCAAGCCCTCGGAATCAAAACCGTTATCAAGAAAAAAGAAGGAAAGCACCGACCTCGACCTATCTTAAGGATAAGAGGCGCAGAGACACTTAATACTGTCAGAGCATTAATTGTTTTTAATGGTGCTCGTTCAATAAACCACGACGAGTCTCTCGGAACATTCTTCGAAATGCTAGATATTATCTTAAATAAAGGACACCGAACTTTAAAAGGCATAGAACAAATTTTAATACTAAAGGGTGAACTAAATGGGCCTAACGACAATGAATAAGCAAAGACCGATTTTACTTACAGGTAAAGTAGGTACAGGTAAATCACAAAAAGCAAAAACATTTGTGAATGACCCCGTTATATTCTACGCGAATTCGATTGATTATGATACTGGTTCAATACCGATTGACCGCGGTATAATCATTGAAGATGTTCATTACAAACCAGAGAAAGAAGCAATACTTACCATTCTTAGAAACTATCGTGGGCAGGTCGTTCTTACTTCTATCAATGAGAAAGGCGTCCCTAAGGAAATTAAAACCATGTGTCAAGTCAAAAGAGCGGGTTCAAAAAATCATCTGAGACAAAGGATTGAAACGCTCGCTCCAAGAAGTGAAGACCCCTTTTCTTATGAGAGGGACACTTATTCTTTGGTTATGGATTTTTTGAAAACAAAGGACAGGGACTTGGTTTGCGAGTTGATGCTTTTTAACAAACCGTCTGATACCCAAGTTTTAACTTGGCTTTCAGAAAATATGCATCCTAACCGATTGGTATTTATTGACGGTGTGGTGAGAAGAAGGTGGAGTCAACGATACTTTTATGAAATGCTATCTTATGCACACATGGGGAATATGGCCGGACGGATTCAAATGCCCAAAAGAGGAACCTATTCCAAAGTGCCAAGTCTTTCAAGGAGACTCGGTGTGAGAAACCCTAAACTGCTCTCACAATTATTTCAAGATGAAGATTTCAGGTCTTGGTCGAAAACAAAGTTGAACAATGCAGAATGTCGTCTGCTGAAACTTGGTGAAAAGAAACGGCGAAAAAAGACTGACCCAATCAAGGTTCAGCAAAAATCATTGGAGGAATTTATATGAGATTGAAACTACAAAAGAGAATACCAGAAAAAATTGCACAGGTTATGGAAGGCGACGAAGACCTTCCAACCCATGTTATCTACGATAGATTGATGGATGTTCTGGCCTACACCAGAAAGGGCGTATCAAAACGGTGGAGAAATACCCCGACAAAACAACAAGTGGGAGCGATTCTTTCTTCGGGACTTTACCCGCAATTTATTAGAGTTAGCGAAAAAGGCAAGTACCCAACCTATTGGAAATATCTTGCACATTTAGATATGAGGGAACGATGATGCGCCCAGTATGGCGAATTAAACAATGCCCAAATTGTGGAAACACAGAAATTACTTTGGCAAGAAACGCATTTTGTTTGTTGTGCCGAAGACCGGCATTCAAATGTAAAATGCACATGAAAGACTATATATGGTGATTAAAATGCTATGGACAGAAAAATATAGACCAACAAAAATTAGCGATATTAAAGGACAGGAACACTTCGTTATGGATGCCTGCTCTTGGATTGAAATAAACGATATGCCAAATGTTCTTCTTTATGGGAACCCCGGAAATGGCAAGACCTCTGCTGGTATTGTTCTGGCAAAGGAGTTTCTTAAAGACAATTTTAAGGATAACTTCTTTGAAGTAAATGCTTCTGACGATAGAAGACTTGAAACAGTTAGAACAACTATTCGTCAAGTTGCACAAAGCGGGACGATTGGCGAGGTTCCTTTCCGCATGATGCTTCTTGATGAAATGGACGGAATGACCACAGATGCTCAGAATGCCTTGAAGCGAATCATGGAAAGGTATTCCAATAACATTCGCTTCATTATCACATGCAACGACCGAAATAAAATAATCTTTGCTTTACAGAGCCGATGTGCAAACTATCATTTTAAATCAATTTCTAATGAGAACATGCTCGATATGGTCAAGGATATTCTTTTTAAAGAACAAATTGGTCGTTTTAGCGATGAAGAGTTAGCGGCCTTTATATACACTATGAATGGTGATATGCGGAGGGCAATCACCGAGATTCAAGCGGCTAAAGCCAGCAACTCAACCCTCCAAAGACAAATTGATATTTCATTGGAAGAATACCACCAAATGCTAATCAAAATTACAAACAAAAATTCTAATATATTAGGTGAATTGCATGATTTGTTATACAAAGGCAGGACAGTTAAAGAAATCTGTCTTGGATTGCACGATGCAGTCATTAATTCAAAGGGGCTTGATAGCGCCTTGAAATTTAAATTTCTCCGAACAATCGGAGAATGTGAATACCGCTCCAATAGTATGACCCCCAAAGTATTGTTATCATGGATGGTGGGACAACTATTGTAAAAAGAAAAAAAATATGGAAGTGAAAAACATGGAAGAAAAAACTGTGAAAGAAATTGAAGCAGGTGCGAAGATTCTTGGTCTGACCACCGAAGAGGCAAATGCCAAGTTTGCCGAGATTTGTAGCGAAAGCCACATTGAGAAAAATAACCCAATCGGCCTCGGCCTTTGGAGAAACTATGTCGCAAATGCGAAGCGCTCTGCATCAAGCGGAAAGCAACAACAAAGCGACTCTCTCTTCAAGCCAGCATTTGGATTCTTTTTGTCTCTTGATGCACCCCGAGATATGATGTCTTGGAACCGAAACAAGGCAAAGGAAGAGTTCTTGCGTGATTCTGACAATGCCGTTGAAAACGGGATTGTTGCAGTTGCTCAAGAAAACGCTCTTGGAAAGTTTACTGTCTCCCGTTATTTCAACGGAAACTACGAAGAAAAGGTTGTGGGTGCATTACCCGAAGGAGCAGAAACGCTTGAAGACGGTCGCATCTACATTCCGCTGGACGCTACGGCTACCTACATGAATGGTGGAAAGAACAACAACTACGGAAAGCCTTTGCCAAAGGAGCAATTCCGAAGAAGCGGTATTTTCTACGGTTCGGTCGCTGGAGGAGATATGCAACCGTATTTCTTCTCCTACAAGAACCAAGGAGGAATTGATTTTGCTCCAAACACCTTTGAATGGGTTCATTTCATTTGTGTTGCAGGTTCAAACGGGACTGACATTTACGGCGCAACCGATACTACACTCAAGAGTCTTCTTATCAATTCAGAGATTGACCCCGAAGCAGACGCTTACCGTGATATGTCGGGCTTCTCTTATGAGAACTGTTTGAAAGAACACTTTGGCGACCACATCACGGCTTTGGTAGAAATTGACAAAGCCCACATTTTGCTTCAAAGCAAGCCATCAAAAGAGCGTTTCATCATTACAGATGGAACAGTGTGCAACATGAATATGACTCCAACCAAGAACGGAAACCGAATTATCAACATTACGGATTTGAATGCCGAAGTGGATTTTGAGTCGGATAGCATGACAACTTGTTGGATGCCTGAACACATTGATTTAGATTTCGGTATTGGTTCAACAATTATTGTGATTGGCCGAACAAGCCAAAGAACGGTTGATGGTGAAACTGAACCAACAACAATCAATGTTGCTGGTGTGCTTTGCGTTGAGCGAGTGGGTTCCCCTGTTGAATCCGCTCAACCCGTGGAGAAGGACTTTGATTGGTTCTGATTCCCCCTTTGCGCTGGAAACCAAAGGAACCGTGTAGGTGTGGCGGTAGAAGGATACCCGAATAGGTGCGAAGCCTATACCCTGAAAGGTGAAAAATATGAAAGATTTGATAGGAGAAAGATTCTTAGTAAAAAAGAATGCATATGTCGTTGATTTGGCAAATGTTGATTTTATTACTTACAAAGAAAATGAAAACGAAATTGGAACTTACTGGGTAAAATTCCACATTGGACAGAAAGAAGCGAGGTATGTCTGTTATGACCTCGAATCGCTTCGTAGTATTATCCAATATTGGACGATGAGTAAGAATTCAAAAACAAGAATAGAAGAAAACAAACTGGTGTGATAAAAATGGGACTGACAAATAGCAAAGGCAATGCTTTACCAAGCGAAACATTCTTGGAATTGCATAAGAAACAAATGGAGAAGAAAAGAGAGAGCAGAAAGCCACGAATGGTTTTAGGTATTTGGGGCATGCCCAAAACTGGAAAAACTGGATTGGCACTAGATTTTCCCGACAGGAAAATCTATGTTCTTGATTGGGATAGTGGCGTGGAATCTACATGGATTACCTGCCACGATGCAACAGAAAGAATTGAAGTGTTTGACCCCATCGTGCAGGATAAAGATGCACAATTGGACATTCATAAATCTGAGCAAAACTCAAGAGACTTTGTGAAATATGTCCATTCAAAGATTGAAGAAGGAGAAAATCCCATCTTTGTTCTTGATGGAGTCGATACTTGGTTTAGTAGTTGTATTCTCAAAGTTAATCCTGACCCAACAAAAGTTACGAAAATTATGCCGTTTCAATACGGTGCAAGAAATAAGACATTTGAAGCATTAATGGTTTCTATCTATCGTTTGAAGTGTGATGTTATTTACATTACTCACGAAGCAGAAAAATATGTAGATAATGTTCCTGTTGGCGTTCAACCGGCATGGCGTGATTGGGGCGGAAAACTTGAGCAAGAGATTCACTGCACCCGAAAGAATATCAAGGGTGAAATGCACTATGTTGCACAATTGATTGGTTCAAGAACAAACGGAAACTTAGTCGGAACACGCTGGACAGTCCGTGAAGGAACCCCACCAAATGTTGTTTGGAACGGTATTCCCGAATTACGGGAGGGTAAAATTTGAAATTTACAGTTAGCGCAAAAGAACTAGAACAAGCAATTGAAAGTATTCGTGTCAAAGGAAAGTCATTGACCTCAAAGGGTTTTGGAAACGGAACAATGGGGGACTATATTTACATCGTTTTGGAAGGAAATGTTCTTTCAATCGTTAATGGCTCTGCCATTTTTATGGCGAAGATTTCGCTTGCCGTGGTCGGTGAAGAAAACGGAAACTGCGTTGTTGATGCTACGGTGGTTCTTCCCTACCTAAAGTCCTTCAAAGGCAATATCACGGTAGCGGGCGGCGATTTTATTTCTATCTCCCAAACAGGAAAGAGAGCAAGTCTTCCTAAGGTTGTAAATCATCCTGCTATGGATGCGTTAGAAAACTCGTTGGACAGAACAAAAGAAATCACTTGGTCTGCCGCTTTGAACGAATTGCCCACCTTTGGCAAAACCACTTTTGAAGGAGCATTTTCTTTGACGTCTGAACAATTCAAATCGTGTATCAAGAATTGTGAATTAGTCAAAAGCGGAGTGTATCGTCTTGATTTTAACAAAGAGACAGCAACATTCTCTTCACAACAAAATGTTCAAAACAGATACACAGAAACAATTACACCTGTTGTCGCTCTCGGAGAAGCGGCAACGCTGGATTATACCAGCCCTCTTCAAAACTTCTTTGGTAAGGAACAGTTGCTTAACTTCTATGTCAAGGACGACTTTCCTCTTCTTATTGTGGCAGAGGATAGAATGATTTTGAAAGCCCCACAAATCGGTGATTAAATGATTATTAGCAAAATGAATGACGGTAAAAATATATACACATCATGGAGAGAAAACGGAGAAAAGAAGTGGAATATTACCCCCTTTCGCCCATATTTTTATGTTCCAGAAGATGAGCATGTATCTTCTTACAAACCTTCTAAATATATTGAAAGAGAGTTTGCCTACGAGGATGGAAACTTCATCAACTTGCAGGGAGACTCCTTAAAAAGAGTATATGTTGAATCGTCCTTTGATGTGCGTAAAGCCAAGGATGAGTTTCACAAAACCTATGAAGCAGATGTCCCGTACCATTTTCGTTATGCAGTAGATAAAGTCCATGAAATGCCAGAATACGATATGAGAAAGTGGTATTGGGACATGGAATGGCAACAGGGTGGAGAATATCACGATTGCATTACAACGATTGTTGCTTACGATAATTACGACAGTGAGTATTTGCAGTGGGTTTGGTTTCCTGAGGAAACAGAAACAAAGGAAAACTGTTTTGTGTTTAGTAGCGAGAAAGATATGATAGATTCTTTCTTGAACACCATGCTTCTAAAAGACCCTGATATGCTAATTGCTTGGTTTGGAAATAAGTTTGACTTGCCCCATCTTCTCAAGAGAGCATGTGCCTTGGGGATTGACCCTCGCATCATATCTCCAACAGCAAGCGTGAAGGGTGTTAAAACAAGCAGGGGAGGCTTTTCTTTTGCTTATGGTGAAAAGGGGTTCTCGCCCATCGAACAGCCCATAGGGGGCCGCATAACGCTCTCTCTTGACCTTGCTTTTGAGCGTCAATGGAATGACTCACAAAGAGGAACATTACCTTCTTTAAGTCTTGAATATGTTTCACAAACGCTTTTTGGTGAAGGTAAAGTAAAGAAGAGTAAGTTTGAAGATAGAAACGAATTCTTCCGAAGGGCTTGGTTAGAAGACACGGAGGTTTATTTGGAATATGCTTTGGTTGATGTAGAGTTATTAGTGCGTATTGATGAAACAAACTTTTGCAGTGAAGCAATTCTTTCACTTCAACGATTGTTGAAAGCACCGTTTGATGCTTGTTTCTATGCTTCGCACATGGGTTCAATTTATTTCATGCGGAATGCCACTTGGAAAGCACCAACAGGAAACCGGGATATTGAACGAAGGGAATATGACGGGGCTATGATTTACGACCCACTGAGCGAACAAACTCAAGGACTTCATTTGAATGTTGCCGCATTTGACTATGCCGGTCTTTACCCTTCAATGATGATTGCACGAAACATTTCATGGGAAACCAAGTCGGAAGAACCGACAGAGTTTGCCGTGAACATTTCAACACCAAGAGACTTTAGCAAAGTAAAGTATCGGGATATGCTCTACTATAAAACTGATAAACTCGGTCTTCTTCCGAGAGCCGTCCTTGAGTTGAAGGAGTTGCGAAACGATTACAAGCGACTGATGCGAGAGGCAAGAGAGACGAACAATGGGGAATATCAAAAGTGGTATAATAATCAAATGGCAGTAAAGCGATTAATGGCTTCTTTTTACGGAATCGTTGCCTTCCAAGGTTTTGGTTGGGCTGATGTTGATTTGGCGGCATCTATTACTGCGAGTGCAAGAGAAGCGATTAGATTAGCGGCATTTAAAGCAAAGGAGATTGAGACATGAAAACTAAATTTGTATTAGTGAAAGTAGATTACGACTCCGAAGAAACTTGGGATATTACTTTAGAAGAAGTCCAAGAGATTTTTCAAATGATGAACAATCTAAAAAGGCATGCTGAAATTATTGAGATTACTCAGAGTGTGAATAAAAATGATGATGGACAGGACGAATGAATTACTGGAAGAGTTGCTCGCCATGATAAATAGAAGCAATAAGATTTTGATGATGGTAAATGTCGTCAACATCGCAACAATTATTACCTTACTGGTGGTGGTATTATGAAAGAAGAAAAACTATATTTAGAAACATTAAAAGAAATAAAACTGATGAAAGAACATATTGCTGATGAGATGGATTCTCTGTATGCTGATATGCAGAAACTCTCAGACATTCAAGCACAAATTAAGGAATTACAAGAAACGGTAGCGAAACTTGCAGGTGAACCTGTCGGTATGTTATTTGTGAATTACCGAGGCTGATGACATGAAAGTGGTTTATGGACATACCGATTCTATCTATGTGCAAATTGATTCCGTAGAGGCCGCACAAAAAGCAATTAAGGTGATTGAAGATGAAGTCAAAAAAAGTTTCCCGAATATTCTCGGACTTGAACAGCATCCCGTTAGTCTGGAATTTGAGAAGTATTTTTCGGCGTTGGGTGTTGGTACGGTTAAAAACAGAAATGCAGGAATGATTATTTGGGAAGACGGCGAACACTTAGATGAGCCGAAGTTTACCATGACTGGCTTCACCGCTAAAAGAGTAAGCGAAACAAAACTTGCGAAGGGGTTCCAAACTGAACTATTAAAAATGTGGGCAAGACAATGTACCTTTGAACAAATCAATAAATTCTTGCGGAGCAGTTATGAAGATGTTGTGAACGGTAGAATCCCCGTCGCTGACTTAGCAAAGCGAAGTCGGTTAAAGGAAGAACGGTTTAAATTGATGTGTCCCAAATGTCGCTCAAAATACAACATGAGAGAGATGGGCGGAGTATATAATTGCTCTAAATGTGGAACGCCTTCAAAAGAATTCTTGACCGAACAAAAGAAGCGACCAAGTATTGGTTCGGGTATTGCAGGTGTTCTTTATGCTTGGGAAAAGCAGAACACTACATTTGATGATTCCTACATTTTCTTGAAAGTATCGGGGGTCAATGACAAATATACGAACCCCCTAACGAAAGAAAAGCGTGATGTGGAGTATGTCGCAGGAACAATCCTTTCGGATTTTGATTCCTATACCCCCGACTATCACCACTATGCAGAGCAACTCATAAAGAAAGCCAAACCTATCTATGAAGCGATGGACTGGCAAATGGAAAACATTAGAACGATAAAAGGACAAACAACACTGGAGGAATGGTTTTGAATAAAGATGAAGCATATGAAGCCGCACTCGCGGAAATGAAAGAATTTACATATAAATGGATGCCAGAAAATTATTCTGACCCGTCTCAGCCGATATTAAAAATATCAAAGTCCTCTTTGATGTCGTATGTTTGGTGTCCCAAAAAGTATGAGTTTTCTTATGTTGAGCGTTTGCCTCAAGACCAAACAGAAGCCATGCGTAAAGGAACCGTATTGCATAATCACAGAGAAGCATTCTTTGACGATTTTGATGTCAAAAAGGCAGAGAAAATGAACAACACTGAAATTATTGAATACTGCAATTCATTGATGCCTGTTGATGAATACTACGACGTTTCTTTGACCGTTGCCGCCTTTGAAGCACAGCGATTTATTGAAGCAGTAGCAGAGGGCAAAGCCGATGAATTCCTGCCAGTTATTAATGAGAAAATGTTTGACTGTGAAGTTGTTATTCCCAAAGACACGCATAAAAAGTTTACACTACAACGAGACTACACGGTGCGCCTACAAGGTATCATTGACCGCATTTTCATGGAAGACGGAAAATTGATTCCGTTTGAATACAAAACCGGCGGTTGGAAGGACTACAAATCAACGGCCATGAGAAAAGAAATGGCGTTCTATCAGTTGATGATTGAAAACTCAACAGAAGAAGTCCTCGCTAAACATGGTCTTACACGGGACATGGAAGTTTCTCATTGGGGTTGGTATTATCCAGTAGCAAACCACATCACGGTTGAGCCGGTTAAGACAAGAACCATGACTTCTGTTATGAATCATATTGCAGAATTAATCCACGCTTATGAAAATAAACATTTTGCTACAAAGTTCTTTTACAAAACTTGTAGTCATTGTTCTTTCTTTGGTATTTGCGAAGGAGCGCAACAGGATTCGTGGTTATGATGGAAGAGATGATTAGAGCAAAGGTCTTATCAAAACAATGGACATTTACAGAAATCTCAAATCTCAAGGCAACTATTGATTCGTTATGTTCGGAATTGTATTCGGAAATGACATTCATTGAAAGATTTCAATTAATTAGAGAGATACGAATACAAGAAGTATTTGTCGGACAAACATACGAAGACTGTATGAGAGAAGCAGTAAAAATAACACTAAGCGGAGAAATTGCAGAAACAATTCGTTCAATGCTTGGAGAAGCCACAGTTAATTTTGGAGGTAATAAAAATGAAATATCCACGGGAAGTCTGGGCGGGGAGCCACATAAGGAACGCCCCGCAAATGAAAAGAAAAATAGTGTCCTCAAGGAATGAGTATATTAATTTCATAAACGCACAGAATAACAGAACCAATGTCTATACAACGGTTTATGATTTTGAGCGTTTCTATGAAACTGCAAAGGATGATTCATCGGTTATTCTTGACAGAGTATTTCTTGACTTTGATGCACACGATGATTCAATTAATGATGCTTGGCGAGACTTGAAAACTATTATGGCTTTAGTCCATGAGAAGGACTATGAGCATACCCTCTTTTTCTCTGGCCGTGGTTTTCACCTATTTCTTTTCGGTGAATTGGCGAAAGATATGAGAAGTATTCAATTCTTTTTTCGAGACATTAAACAGTATTTGATTGAACAGGTTGGAAAGGACATAACGCTTGATGATAGGGTAGGGCAAATTACTCGCCTTAGAAGAGTCCCAAATACCGTAAACATGTCCTCGTCTGATGAAAGCGGCAACCCTTACTTTTGCATTCCTTTGTTAAAAGAAGATTTAGAAGGCGATATTGAAGGCATCTTAAGTCTTGCTAAGAGGCCTCGTTATATTCCCTTTCGCAAGCAGGGAAACCGTAAGGTAGTGTTCCCGACAGCACCCCCCATTGAAGCCGTAGAGGGGGAGGTTTCTGTGCCTAAAACAGTAGGAAAACTCCCTATGCTCCCCTGTCTCCATAACGCAACCATGACTGAAAATCCTTCTCATATAGCAAGAGCCTATTTGGTTTCGTGGTATCGGGATTTATTGTCGGGGTATCAAGACCTAAATACACACCAACTTAAAGAAGAAGTGCTGAACCTCGTCGTTGATGAATTGGAGAGAGTCTTTGCAGAGTCGGATGCAGTGTGGCTTGATTGGGATAAGAAGACAACAAAGAAACACGCGAAGTTTACGGTGTATAATAACTACAACACACCACATTGTCAAAAATTAATTAGTGAAGGTTTCTGTATCGGTAAGTGTTGGAGGTATGCATAATGCTAGTTATTGACTCGAGGGAAAATTCAAAATTATCTGAATTGGTTTTACAAAAGGCCAAATCATTGACTATTCCCACTGAAAAGAGATGGATTCAAATAGGAGACTATGTTTATGATGATGTCTGTTTTGAAGCAAAATCAGCAGTAGATTTTTTGGGTTCTGTTCTTTCAAAGAGACTATGGACCCAACTTGATAACATGGATAGACACTATCAAACAAATGTCGTGATTATCTATGGAAGCATGGATGATGCTATTCTTACCGTTCTTGAAAATTCCCAATCTAAGATGCCTCCAAAAGGCAGAGCAATTATGCTAAGAAATAAATTCTTAGGGGCAATCGGAAGAATTATTCTTGATATGGATGCGAAACCTGTTTGGGTTTCAACAGAAGAGGAAGCGGCACAAATCATAACGGGCGTCTCTAAAATCAAACCTTTCAAGAGAGCCACTATACAACCTCAAGTATTCAAGAGGATAACAACAGACGACCTACGCTTAGATTTACTGACAAGCATAAAAGGGGTTTCAATCAAAAAAGCGAAAGCCCTCATAAAAGAGTTTGGCTCTATTATGGAAATCGGTGAATGTTCTGAATTTGAAATTCAGGGCGTTGAAGGTATTGGAGAAACCTTAGCCAAAAGAATTATCTCCACATTAAACTCGGAAGAGAAGGTGAAAATATGAATGAAGAATTTTACGACGACGAAAACATTGAAGAATATATGCAACAGAAGGAGCAATTAGATGCAAAAGCCATCTCAGGACTACCTTCTATTATTGAAAGATTTTACAAATCTGCAAGCGAGGTATCATTGAGAAACGAAATGCCTGCGGCTATCAGTGCATTTGTGATTCTTGGAAACCTCTGTAAAGACTTTGTAAGAATCGCAAACAACAGAAATATTGAAGACACAAGAATTCATTTTTGTTGGATTCAAACAAGCGGAACGGGTAAGTCCACTCTTTGGAATTTTGTTGGCCCTGTTGCAGAAAAAACATTTGAAATGATTAATGAACACAGGCCCAACCACCCTTCATTTACAAGAAAGGATGGAATAGAAATGCCTCGTAAATACGATATTTTCGGAGTAACTGACTATACCGATTCTGTACTAATCGGTAAATGGAAGCCAACTAAAAATGACGACGGCGAAGATGAAATGAAAAGGCAAGCGGGTATTCTTGAAGGTAGCGGATTAGCCCACTGGGATGAATTTGAGTATTCTGGTATTTTTAGACAATCACAACACAAAGAACAGAGCATTGTTTATTTAAATACGCTAATGAATAGCCTTGCTGGAAAGTCTTGGATTATTTCAAAGGCACTTGATTCAATGGAAGGAATGACCATGAATTGTTATTCGGAGCGTTCTGTTATTGCTATGACCTATCCACCAAAGAATTTAAATGAAGTTATGGCCGAAAAGGGCGTCCTACAAAGAATGCTTCTCTATGTTTGGGAAGTACCTTTTCACACACAAAGACAAATGCGATTAGAACAATTACAACTTGCCGGAACCTATTCCGATGTTCAAGCCCCCATTGATAAGTTTGCAGAAGGCTTCTACAAAATCTATCAGATGGTCCGAGAGCGGTGGAATGATGTAGGTCAAGACCCATTGAAAACTCTGGTCTTCCACGAATCTTATGTGCCTACATTGATTTTGGAATACAACCGTTTGGAAAAAGAATTGATGAATTGTCCTCCACATGTGGCTGAACTCGCATCAAACTTCCTTACTCGCCTTACTCAAATGATGATGAAATTAGCCGCTCTGTGTTGCATTGGTGAATCAGCGGATATTGTTAAGGCCGAGGAACGCTTCATTGTGAAGGGAGTCCATGTTCAAGCCGCTGGAAAAATTGTCCAAAACTGTTATAGCCAACTGGTAGGGTGGTTAGAACGGAGCCTGCGAGCCAAGCGCAAGCAGATGCACGAAAAGTCTCTTGAAACCACCTTTATTGCGGTCTATGAGAATATCAAGTCTGGCAAATTTTCTAACATAAAAACCGACGAGGCAGGATTTGTTAACAAAAACTTGTATCTGACTCAAGTAAGAGAAAAGGCAAAAATTTCGAGAGCGCAAATTTACCGACATTATGATGTGGTTAGACACAGGTTTGAAGAAATAAAAGAAGGCCGAAGTTGGTATGTTAGATTATTGGAGAGTGTAGAATGATGAAGTGGGAAAATACCTATTTAGTGTTTCAAGTTGAAAAAGGCCCAAAGGCTATTATTGAGTCTTTGAATACTTATGGTGAAGAAGGTTGGGAATGTTGTTCTCAACTGATTGTTGCGAATAAGCAGATTGTTTGCTTCCTTAAGCGAAGAACCGATTCCGAAGAACCCGTGAATAAGGAAGAAGAGAAAATTAGCAAACTTTGGTCAAACGGTGATTAAACATGTCTGTCCTCGCCCTTGACATTGAGACAAAAAACATGTCTTATGAAATTGGCGGATTCAGCAACACCCACATGTTTCAAGTTTCAACGGTTGCTACTTGGGACGGAAAGAACGGGACTGTTTATGTGGATGCCCCGCTTGACACCTTTCAAAAGTCAAATGTAGCAGTTAAGACACTCAAGCAATTGAAGTATGATTTGGACGACCATTTCCAAAAAGGCGGTCTTCTTCTTGGGCATAATTTAGCCGCATTTGACCTGCCAGTTTTGCGAGACTCGATGGATATTTTCTGTATCACAAAATACATGAAAGAGAAAAAGTATATTGATACTTCAAAAATTCTACTGAAAAATCACGGAGAAAGATTTCAATTAAAGAACCTCGTAAAATGCACCATGCAAGATTCTAAACTCATGGAAAGTGCAGATGCACCAAGACTTTGGAAAATGGGTCAGTATGATGATGTGGTAGAGTATTGTTTAAAAGATACTCAATTAGTGTATGACCTTTGGAAACATGGTCAAGAATTTGGAATTGTCAAGGCATTCTCAATCGAAGAAGAACAGCATAAAGACTTGGAGGTGAATTGGTAATGACGACATGGGATTGGTTCGGACTTATCTTTTTCATTGGCGTTCTTATGCTTCTTTTCTTTGCGGCCTTTGGTGCAACTAACATCACCGAAGAGAGCGTAGAGGAATATATGAAGCGTTTGATGTCCGATGATAAGGGCGGAAACTGATGGGCTTAAAACAAAAATGCCCCTTCTGCGGAGAGCAGACTATTGCGAGAAGAATGAAAGGGTTCTACTTGGGGTCTGATAATCAGGCACTTTTATGGGAATGTAGGCTATGCCTTGGCGTTTGGTCAAAGAAGACCCGGAGGGGGGCTTAGGCCCCTCTCCTCCGCTTTTTTTTGTCAAAAATTTTTCTGAGGGCCTGCAAACGATTTTCTTCGTTTGAAAAACTTATTCTCTATCCGTCCAAATGATTATGGTTTTTTTTGGTTCGATTGCGAACCATGTGATAATAAAACCAAATGCAAAACTTAACAGAAACAAAAGTAAAATCAACCAATCAACCCTAAATTTGTCAAAGCAGTTATCAGCGCATTGATAGCGTCAGCATTGGCTTCGGGGTCAGCAGGAGTCCCGTTGGAAGAAATTGAATTGAGGGCGGAAGGCGCGGAAGGCCTTGAAATGGCAGTTGTTCCGAAGAAACCCATTTGTTTATCCCCAGTTGCACTATTACTTGCTCTGGCTAAAGAAAGAATAGCATCACTTCCAGCGACCAATTGCGTAGCAATGTTTCCAAATGAAATATCAAGTTGTCCTCCATCTCTTTGCCCAATTTGGAAAACTGGGTCATCTATTACAGAAGAAGAAGGCGGGGAAGTATTATCATTTTGAATTTGAATATGGCCGAATTTATTAATTCTAATATTTCCTTCGCCTCCCCTTAACCTAAATGGATAGTTATCACTAGTTTCTTCAATATGTAATCTATGTTCTGGAGCCGCAACACCAATCCCTACCTTTCCATCTGAAAGTATTCTCATGTGTTCAGTAGAAACCGTATCATCGTTCTCATCAATAGCGGCAGTCCCAAAAGTTAAATCTGCGCCCTTGTCGCCCGTTCCTTGGTCTTCTGCCGCCAATGCGGCGATAAAGGCAGAAGCCTCCAAAACCGATGAAGGGACATTTCCATCTGTAGAATCAAAACCAATACCGCCTAATAAATCAGTGTCGGCAGTTGTGGTATCCTCTCTCACAATCATAATGCCATTGTCGCCATCTGCACCAGTATGGCTAACTTGAAGTTTATTCATCGGAGAAGAAGTTCCGATTCCTATTCTATCGTTTCCAGCATCAGCAAAAATCAAATTTGCATTTGTATCGCCCTCTACTCTAAAATTTATATCTGCTCCAGCATCATTGATAACCGTCTCATCACTATCCAATTCAATTCTTGAAGTAATAGCGCCATTTTTCAAAGTTCTAAAGGTTATTCTTCCGTCTTCGCTTCCATCAGTAGGGTCTACGATTTCCGCAAAAATATCCACATAATCTGTTGCACTTCCTGCTGAATCTTTACCTCTAAATCTTAAATGGGCTAAATCATCACCTGCGGCTGGACTCGCTGAATTACGAAAATAAACAACATCGGGAGAAGCGGAACCGCCATCTTCTGCAACCTCAACTAAAAAATCAATATCAGAAGAACTTGTTCCTTTAACATGTAAAATACCAGTTGGGTTGTCTGTTCCTATTCCTACTTTCCCACCGGATGTTATTCTTACTCTTTCTGCCGAGCCAGTTTTGAAAACCATAGGTTCTGATGAAGCATATGCACTTATTTCTGCTGTTCCAGAAGTTGGTGAATTTCCATATCCGAGAGCAATTTTATTTGCTTGAATATCTTCTGTTACTAACAATGAACCTTCCATCTTAACTTCTGTATATGGAAATGATGGGTCATTATCGCCATACAGAATTAATCTATCTACGACGCTTGAACCATCCTGTACCTTAAAAATAATGTCTTTATCTTGCTCTATTGACTGAACTTCAATATCCCCAGCGTTACTTTTGATTGTTAGTCCTTCGGTATAGCCAGAATTATCTCTACCGATACTCAAGGAATGTTCTGTTTTGTGCACGGTTAAAAACTGAATACTACAAGGATTAACCCCAGTGTGTGTAATAACTGCAATAATTGTATCACCAGAAGTAATATCAGGAACTTTATCAACAGCAGACGGATTTCTCAAAACAACCGTGGGAGTGCTACCGCTTGGCGCAACAAGAAGATGATAGCCATTTGTATAGGTAGAAGAAAGAGTTAACGATGCTCCAGAAACAGAAACGAATTGTCCATCCCTAAAGATTTTACCTGCGGCAACCGTTAAAGCAGTAGCGTTCGTACCAGAAATATCAAAACCATCAATTGCATAGTTTTGCCCCATTCCATCTGAAAGAGCCTTAATAATCCCACTATGAGGAAAATCTACGCCATCTTCAATTTGATTTGCGTTGCCTGTTGTGCTTTGCCCGTATGTATCTGGATTAAGTGCGCTTCCCATATTATTCAACCTCCAATAAAATAAACAGTTCTAATGTTTCTGTTGTGGAAAATGGCCCAACTCCTTCAAAGTTCGTCCTATATACTAAATTGCTACCATCAAAAAGACCGACTTCACGGATAACTTGTCCTTGAATGGAACTTCCTGCCACTGATACTTTGACTTCAAGCACATTTACATCCGACTTTGTTTTGACAATTGATGGAACAACACTCAAAGGAACATCTAAATCCGTAGCGGTCGGGCTTGTAGCGTTTCCTCCAAGTCCTATTTTTGCACTATCAAAGAGATTATCCTTGATGTGCGTTGCGATTTGACTTTTTAATTCGTCGGTTATCATGCTAAATCCTCCTCCACTAAATCAGTGATTGTAATCGTTCCGCCGCCAAATCCAATCGGTAAGCCAAATCCGAGCGGGGTAGCGAAGCCAAGCGTCGTCCCTGTCGCACTTCTCTTACGGACCAGCAATTTAATCTCTTTGGTGTCCACCGTATCAAGAAAATTAAACGAGACTTCGTGTGCGGTCAATTCGTCGCTTCTTAATGCGGCCTTTGTCTCCTTGCTGGCAATAAGCAATTCGGAGAACACATCGGATAGGTCTTTACTATACCTACCAAGTTGTAGTTTAATGAAACCCGATATTTGATGTTCCATTTCTAAAACAATATATTCATTCATCTCTATGTTTTCTCTCGGTATGGAAACATTCACAATATCCCCAACCCTGAGTTGACTAATTCCTGTGCTATGCAAAGTGAAGGATAATTTTTGGTTCAATCTCGAATGTATTCTTAATAGTTTTGTGGCTCTCTTATCTACTTCTTCTTGAGTAAGTAAAGTATTATCTACCACTTCTAAAGTCTTTCTTCCTCTTTTTTCTATTGAACGAAGGTCTTTACGCACGGCTTTGTGAGCGTTTCCATAAACATTCACTTCATTGAAAAAGTCAAACAATGTAGAAACTTTATCAAAGTCCGTGATGAAAAACTCATCGCTATCATCAATGGTAATGTTTGTTCTCAATGAGTCTTCATCTTCGGGAATAATCTTGAATACATTGTTTTCTTCAACGAGTTTCATATCCTTTCTATCCAGAATATATCGGATTGCAGAATACAAATCTACGCCTTGATAGTTTGGTGCTAAATACATTGGGGTATCTGTTGAAGTGGTTGTAAATTGTATCCCTTCCTGCTCAAGCAATTCGTTGATTAAATCTTCCCCTTCAAGACCTACGCTTACTGTTGAACCAATACATGCTCTTGTTGGGTCAATTTTTAACTCTTCTCTTGTATTTAGGGTAAAGGTTTCGGAAAAACTAACAACCCCTTTCATGGTTTTCATATCGGATAAAGTAAGAATAATATCTTGCTCTCCAGTAAAATCAAATTCCGACTTAACTGTAGCCGACATTTTCATACTATTTTCTCCATCGGAAGCAAAAAGAGAGTGTTCTCCTTCTTCTAATATATCTAAAAAGTTTTCTGCATTTTTTACAATTAAGTGATTCTCATTATTACTTTGCTTATCGGGGTCAACAGCCACAAACATAGACAAGAAAGATTCTCTTCTTGGTCCTTCTTTTGTTGAAGTTTTTTCCTTTGTTCCTTCTACAATTTCAATATCTTGATTTACTTCATATACTTTATTTTCTTCTGGCATTTTTGTATATTTTGATGAAAGCATATTCAAATGTATTTGTTCTGGCATAAAATCATAAAAGGTAGTTTCATTTGGCTTAAGTACACGATATGCCTCTTGATGGGTCAGTTGTTTATCGAGAACCAAGCGATGTTGCCTATCACTATCATTCCTAACAGTATGAGAAACAACATAAATTATGTCTTGAGGAATGACTCCATTCATATTTCTACATGAATTAGTATTTTCATCTCCCGAATCTACAGCCGCCTGTAAATCGGTATCGTATCCTGCTTCTGAAATTAAATAGCAACCTGTCAAGTCTATGAAATCTATCCATCCAATACTTCCAGTATAAACTGCAAAATTATATTGATATAAGTCTCCATTGGAAGAAGATATTGTTGCTGTAGAATATCCACTAATTCCACTATCATAGTATAGTCTAGGTTTTATCCCAAACTTAACACCCGTTGCTTCATAGGGTTCACTACCCGACGCTGTTAATGTGTTAGAAGTTCCATCTGGATATTTATCTCCAAATTGATAGTTAATCGAAGTATTACCTAAGGTAATAAAGTTTGTGAAGTTATTTGTAGTTCCATCGTCAAAAATAACTTGATTTCCGATATTAAAAGGAATAGTTACTCCCTTTTCAATTGTATGTTTTTGCCCCTGTTCAATAGGATAAGTGTCTAAAATTACTCCAATACTATGTTTAAAAATCTGTCTAACATTTGTCGAAGGAAATACCTCATCCATTGGCTTTGTTGGTAATGCTCTTGGTGTGGCGGATAAAGTCCCACCTGCGTTAGAATATCTATATCGTATCGGTGTAGAAATAATATCCTCATTTGTCATATTTAATACGCCATCATTATTGCCTTCCCAAACATCACCAGAATGAGATAGATAGTTATCAGTAATGATTGCACCTTTTTGAATATGTGCTCTATCTTTAGAAATAAAAGTATTTCCATCCTTAGTTCCTTCTAAGAAAATAAGGTCTAATCTGCTTTGTTGGAAAACTGTCCCTACTGTAAATGTAGCATCATCATTTAAAATTGCGGCACTTGATAAAGTGATTGTTTTAGTTCCACTATTATAACTACTGACTGTTCCAATTCTTTTATAGTTTGCATCGTAAAGAATATCTGTTGCTGTTGGTGGATTTGAAGACTCTACTGTATCTAAAATCAAAGTAGTAGTTGAGGCCGCTAAGGAATTTGTGATAGAAGTTGAACTCAATGTCCCAACAGCAGAAAATGTATATCCATTAATTTGGCTTGCGCTAAAGTAATCTCTATTTTTAACAGTATCTTTTTCGGGATTAAATAAATTAAAATGAATATCAAAGCAAATCTCTGTTAATCTCATCAGTCCAAATCTTTTCAGAGTAGAAATGTCAGTATTATCAGTAATAGATATGGTTTGAAATGAGTTATCGGTTAATAATAGTTGATTACCTGAAGAAGTTTCCGTAAACTCTAATACTTTGTCTTTTAACTTACTATTTTCTACCAAAAATAAATTATAATTTATCAAATTTTTATTACCATCCATCAGACTATCTTTTCTTAATGACGAATATGGTAATAAATCAGAATTGATATATAAAAATAATGTTGCTGCATTACTTACCTTTTGGCTTATGGAAGACAACAAAGATTCAGTCTCCGAAACGCTTGATGAAAAATCATCAGGATATTTAGAGTCTTGATTTCTTCTAAGTCTTTCAAGACCAGAAAATAATGAGCCATATGCACTTCCAAAACCCCTCATATCAAAGTCCATGTGAATATCATTACCTGTGCCTGTCTTATCAAATTCATTTTTATTATCGGATAAAATATTTGGAGAAAATTTGTAAGCGACTGTAGAATAACTAAAGTTTGAATTACTCGGATAGGTTCGTCTAAAACCATATACCGCATTACTTGGCTCTTTCAATAAAATATTAAACTGTCCAAAAGACATAGAAATTGTTTTGTATAGTGATTGTCCATATTTTTTATTTGTATCTGTGTTACTACCATAGATATTATCTATGTTTAAAGGGACTGGCCCAGTTGATGTTAGTTTGCTATGAGGCAAAGAAAGCATTTTTCCTCCCCACAAATGCGCTCCATTTATTAAAAATAAATCATGAGTGTCTTTACTCACAGAATATATTTTATGCCCTGCTGTTGTAGTAAAGTCTCTATCTAAATATAATAAATTACTTTGGTCAGCAGTTCCTCTTATCATCTTTTTTGTTCTAACAAATCCTGCAAAGGTGGCTGTTTCTGTACTCGCACCAATAAAAACAGGGTCGTTTCGGTCTAAATTTTTAATGCCATCATTTGTGGCTTCAATAATATTCGGACTTGAACTATTAAGATTTGCGCCAGTATGCTCAATGGTAGCCCTTTCTGTTAAAGTATATCCCTCAGTATTACCAAAATTAGGCATTTTTCTTCCCAAAGTGATAGGAACATATGGGGCTAATTCAATTTCTGTAATATTATCTTTCTTTGAGGTAGAAACCACTTCAAAATCAATTAGAGTATTTACCGTATCAAAGGAGGACGACCCTGCACTTCCATGCTCGTCCTTCAATAATGATTGGAAAGCAAAGTCATTTGAAATAGATGAGGGTTTATTGATTGCATAGCCAATCGCCCCCTCGCTTGTGTTTGCGCTCGTTGAGACTAAACTAGTGTCTTCTCCACCAAAGAAAATCGTTTCTGCTTCTGCGGCACTATTTGTTGCTGATGCGCTTATGGTGATTGTAGAGGTATCAACGACTGAAACAATTGCTGTTCCCGTAGGAATACCGCTATGGCCCGATATAATCATACCCGCTTCCAAGTCCGAGGTATCTTCTCCTGTTGCTGCAATGTTCACCGTAGTGTTTCCATTTGTTGTTGCGGTTAAACTAACCCTCTTGATTTTATTTCCTGCTGTAAAAATTAATCCCTTATTTGCCGCCCCTGTAAGAGAAGTTGGTTTGTTGGTGGCAAGATGAGAAGAACCAAGAGCCTTTGAGAGAACATAATTTTTTTCTGTGGCGATATATATTTCTTCCGAGTTGGCTTCTGTTATTGCGGGAGTAATTTCAATTCTTAAATTAACTGTTGCGTGAAATAGTAAATCTACAACTTCTCCTAAATATCCATTAACAGTAAATAACTTATCGCCAACAGCAGGGTAATTATCAAAATTAGAAGTTAAAGCAACAATACCTGTATCTACATAAATTGCTCCTAGAGCCACACTAAGGTTTGTGCCGGATTTAATGGAGGCTAATTTATTATACGGGCTATTGCTAGAATAAATAATATCTTCACTAAACAAGGTATTTAAATTCACAACTGGAGAAAGCAACTTGCTAAACTTGTCTCTTCCCTGAATCTCCATAATAGTTTGACCGTCTTGTTTTTTATTTTCAATATTTTCTACTTCGCCGTTAAATCTCTCAATATGCAACTGATATTGCCCTCGGACAAAACTTAAAGGATTTGCAGTGTAAGAATCATCACTAAACAAAAGAGTAATCATTCCCTTTGTTGCATCACAGGCAGTAATAGTGGCAAATCTTTCATTATGATTTAAAGAGGAAAAAGACACATACATTTTACTAAACCTATTGTTTAGTAGTGGGATGTCAAGCATAAGTGTCCCGTCTGTGGCGTTATATGCTCGCCTGTGGAGCGTTTCCCCGCTCGTTGGGGTGATTGTCTTCAAAGTAAATTCCCCTTCGCTCTCGGTCCGTGCATAGAGCCTCGTGCCATTATGCTCAAAGGTGATGGTCTGCGATGTTCCTGATAGACTACCTATGGTGTTGACAAGGATAATTTCATCTCCAAGTTTTACCTCATCCCCCGTGTTTAATACGGTTGCTAAATCGTATTCCGTATTAAAAGTAAAAGCCACGGAAGAAGAAGAGGAATCATAAGTAGCCTTCAACGCAAAGAATTCGTTTGTATCACCCCGATGAACGGTATGTCTTACACGATATGCGTCAAATTCTTTTATCTTTCTCGGCATAATTCTGTTGTTATCAACAATAGATGTTTCTGAAAATCCACCCTTCCCATCAATCGCTTCTGTATTTATGTGGTCATAAACACCATGGACTAAATTTGATTTCGTCGGAGAAAAATCATAACTTAGGTATCGTAAAGGGCCGGTAAAGGTGGGAGAAGTAAGAATATCATCACTCATTCTTCTCGCATTAATGTGGCTTCCTTGATAATTTGTTGTGTCTGTCGTAATCGTTGTTCCTTCGTTATAGGTGCAATTTGTGGCTTGTGCCGCATCTAAATCTCTTAATTTATCAGTTAATTTTATCTTGTATGAAAACCTGCTGTAATCTACGACAGACTTACCAAAGTCTTGCATTGTAGTAAAAACTTTACAATTATCTGCATTTGATAGAGTATAACTGTTGGCTGTGCCGCTTTCCCTCATAGCGTAAAACTTGCGATTATGATTTAACTCATTGGATTTGTCCATTTTATCTGCATTGGTTTCTCTTGGAAAGAAATAAAACAGTGGTCTTGCTACTGCCATTCTTCTCCACAATTCTCCCTCAAAATCATTTGTAGTTTCTCCTAAATCATTATCCTGAAGCATACCCATCGAGACGGCGACAACGCTCCCATTCTTGGTCATTTGAAAAATAATAAACTTGGCATCCTTTGGTATTTCATTTCCTAACTTCGGTTCAAACTCAAAAGCATCGCCGTATTCGTCCTCAGTCAAAACTTCTGTAATTTTAGCAAAGTGATGTTGGTAGGGCTTATCAGAATAAATTAGAACAAAAAAGTCATTGTCATTTAGGTTTGTTGCTGTAGGGTTGAATCTAATTCCTGTTGTCGTCAGGGAATCATAGCACTTGATTCTAAATCCTTTTGTTGTGTTTAGATTGGAATTTTCTGTAATTGTTCCTCCCCAACCGGTAATCGCAACAGAAGTGTCTTCTGTCGTAATTGCAGTATATATTCTATCTCCGTCAGTTGGGCTACTGTCCTTCAAATAAGGATTTGTTGGGGCATTAAAAATGTCATCTAATGTCAAAGCCATTAATCATCCACCTCCTCAAATCGTAAATATAACACCGTATCATTCAAGTTTGGGAGGAGATTATTAACACCTACAAAGTCTTCCTTCCTAACATTCATAATACTCAACTCATGCAATTCTCCCATAAATTGGTTGTTTGTTGTTGCTGAGTTTGCTCCCGTGGACCCGCTACCGTTAGCACCGATAAATAAATCTTCTCCGACCATAGAGAATGATTCTGTTCTTGAATGTGTTCCTGTTTTAACCAAGCGACCATTAAAGAAGATATTTACAATCTTGCTATTATTATCCCAAGAACAAGCAATCTGATATGTGTTGTTAATATAACTTGGTTCTTGAATATGGCGAATAAATATGGCATCGTTAGTATTGATAGTGATTGGAGAAGAAGCACCCAAAGTAATGGCACTACTTGTAAAGGAAGAAATTGTTCCTATAGAGGTAAATTCTGTCCCTTGCCTCACAAACAATTCTGCGTTATTGAAGAGACTTCCGAAGTTGCTTCCGTCATAATTAACTGTAGCGCCGGAAGAACCAGAGGTAGCAAGTGCTAATTTTCTATATTTTAATTTGCCATCCGTGTCAAAACCTTCTAAATCATTTGTAGAGGAAAAGTCAAATTGACCTCCTTCATTTGGTAGAATGACTGCATCACTCGTGAAGGTTTCCATTGACCCTGTTCCTAATTTTATGCCAACCTTTATTTTGTATCTGGCCGGATTATTTTCATTATGTAGCGTATCATTTACCAAACTTACTTGAAAGTTGGTGCTATGGAAAATTCTCATTTCGTGATTTTTACGATTCGCTCTTGGCAAATAAACTTCGCTTTGGTGATTATTCTGTGTTCCTGCCGTGTAAATAGATTGTTCCAATGCAGGCATAATTTTCTTGCTGGAAGACAAAATGCCTATGCCATCGCTATGAGTCTGTTTTGTAAGGTTGCCCGTTTCAGGAATAAATCCGTCTCCGCTTGTGCTGTGAGTCCCATAGCCGTTGATTTCATAAGGCGTCAAAATACACTCAAAGGTAAAGTTGTCTTCTAAATCCCAGACTCCGTAGGTTATCCCTGTCCCCGAGGAAACGATATTGTCGCTATAATCTATTGTCAAAAATCCATTACACATAATTGGAAAAACAAGCGAACGCTGTTTTCCTGTGAAAATAGAATAAGACATGATAAAACCTCAGGGCGTGACACTTGCTACGACAAATTCCATATTAAAAGTAACTTCTACTGTTTCGGCATTTAGTTCAAAACTGAAACTTTGAATAAAACCTGTAAGCCCAGTAGAAGTATTGGAGGTCGGAAAGTCTTTTGCGAATACTACGAACTTATTGTCTTTTTCTAAAGAGGCCCCTCTTGACCTAAATGTAAGGGGGATTTGTGCGGTTAGTGTTCCGTTTGATAAAGAAGAGGCCGATGGGTCGCTCGGATTATCTGCCTGTTTTCCTCTATCAACATAACTCTCATTAACTTTAGAATCAATCAATACCACCAATTCATTAATTGCTTGGTATCTCGCCGCACCCGTTGAATCAACACCGGAAGCAATCAGTTGGGCAACTTCATGAGCAGTAAAGGTTAGTGCGCCGGAGGTGTGGCTTCTTGTTAATTCTGTTTCTAATATGACCCCACTCAAAGAAATTCTTTTGTTTGACATTCCCAAGTCTAAAGCAATTGTGGAAGACTCGCCAGTGGCTAAACCGCTTAAAGGAATGGCGAAATTTGGAATTGTTTTATCTACGCTCACCGAAATGCTTTGCACCTTTAGAGGAATAATATCCTCAGTGGTGCTAGTGCCTTTATGCTGTTGTAATTTAAGATAAACATATTCTCCGCCAACTAATGTCATGTTATCACCTCAATGTGCTAGAAGATGTGCTTCTGTTAATTTTTGAATTAATCATTCTACCGATTTCATCTGCCATTCTTCTCATTTCTGCCTTTGAAGAATCCTTAGCATTGACTGTAATGTTAAAGTTATTGACTGTGCCGCCACCCATCTTTCTTGAGTCTCTGTTAGAATATACTCTTGAGCCTTGTGGTAATTTAACCAACTCTGGGCCTCTTTCTCCGACTACTTGCATACCCGAACCAACAACCCCACCATTAGCAAGGAACTTTAATTTCTTCAATAATCCACCAACAACTGCGGCAATAACAATACCTATCAAAGTAGGGATAGTGAAGAAGAATAGAGATATAGCCAGCAATACAACCCCTATACTCTTTAAGCGAGCCTCTATACTCTTTCCACTAGCAAATATACCAAGCACATAATCAAGAGCAAGGTGTGCCGCTTTTAAAGCAACCCCAGTTAAAAACCCAATAACAGAACCTAAGAGAATGGTAAATACGCCCAAAGAAACTTGAAGAACGCCCCATATAATTTCCCAGAACCCTCCGAAAACCTTGAGCAAATCTCCTTCTACAAACCCGCTATATATTTCCATAAATCCATCAAAAATATCTCTAAAACCTTCTATTATTGTGGGCAATGTTTCTGTGAACATTTTTGATACAACTCCAAAACCAGTCATAATAGGTTTTTTAAGGGCATATATGAGGGAAAAGAAAATTGTGATGTATATTGTTGCCATGATTACAAACTTAAGTAGGGCCTTTGCTAATACCTTTCCAAAGATAGAAAATGTCTTTTTTACATTGTCTGCTTTACCAAGAAACGCTCGTAATGAACCTCCTATGGCTTTTTTTCTTTCTATAGCATCTTTTATGGAAAAGTTTCGAGAAAGCATCCTACGAAGTCCACCGGGTTTCAAAAGTGCGCCAAATTGTTGTCCTCTGCTTCTAATAACTTCACGGTCGGTTCCAGTGGGGGAGCCGCTATAATCTGTATTCCTTGGCCTACCCTTTCCACGATATATGGTTGAGCCAGTCATTGCCGTTGTAATTGATTCAAAAGTAGGAAGTTTCCCTAATGCACCCATAACTCCTCCAACAAGAGTGGAGCCTAAACTGCTCGGCTTCATATCTGCTTCCAATGTTTTTATTGATTCAGATATTTCTTTATATTTCTCTGTATTCTTGGGTGTCTTTTCTAACTGCTTTTTAAGAGTTTTAATCTGCTCAGTGTAATTTTGGGCATTTCTTGCCCCTCTTCTCGTAGCACTACCTAACGCTTGAAGAACGGAAGCAAACTTGTTAATGACACTGAAAGTCCCGCTGGGCAGAAAACCATATGCAAATCTTCTAATTTTTGCCCCTTCTTGTCCTAAAATCGTAATTTCTTCTCTTGTTCCAGAAATAGCCTCTGCTAAAAACTCGAATGTATTTCCGCCTTGTCTCTTATATTCTCTTAAAGTTTCAGGAGAAAAGACCTCAAAAGACTTTCCTTCTTTGTTGAGTTTTTCAATGGTTTTTCCTAAAACAGTCGTTCTTTTGTTAAAATTCGTTACGACCTCTCCAACTCTGGAGATTTCTCTCCCCATAAAGTCCACTAATTTATTATTCTCTGCTATGTATTGACCTTGCTTTTTAAATGTTAAATTCAAGGCTTCTCTTACATTTATATGTTCTTTCAATTCTCCGCTATTTTCCTTTACTGCCTTTTTAGCCTTATTTTGAAGAACAGTCATTTGTGCCAACTGTTCGTTCATAATAGCAAGTTCACGAAGCAATGGGCTCTTGAAACTTTGAGGGTTTCTTCGTGGGCCTTGAAAAACCATACTATCACTTCTTTATTCCTCTTTCGAGTTTGTCCATTTCTTCTTTTTCAATTTCAAGCATAACTCGATGAACAGAGAGTAAGTCCATAACAAGGCTCGTCGGCATTTGGTATATTTCAAGGGGGCTTATAGATAATGCTTTCGCAAGGGTATAAACAATTATGAGAGAAATGTCCTTAGGGGAACCCTGTCCCCCCTTCAACATTTTTCTCAGTCTTCGTTTTTTTCTTCATCCCCCTCTAACGCCGTGAACGGGTTGGGGAGAATGTCTTTGATTTGATTCCCAACAAAGGGAGTCAAGCGGAGAATATCAACCGCCGAGAGCGAGGGTTCTGTCTTGACGACAAAGTTTTCAACCATGAATCTAAACATAGCGTTCAAATCTAATTCCATGTCTTGACGCTTTGCATCAATCTTCATCATGGCATTCATGGCTTTGTCCACCTCAAGCCATGTAGGTTCTTTGACCCACACTTTGAGGTATTCATCACTTTCGGGTGCTACACGGATATAGTGTAGCGTAGGCTCAGTTAGTGCAAATAGCACGCTTTTGTCAGATACAATCTTCTTATCACTTAACATATTCTCCACCTTCTAACCAACAAACAAACAAACGGTGTTGGTGGAATATTATTCTGCTAATTTACTGGCTTTCTTTTGGACTTCTTTTTTGGTTTTCTTTGGCTTCTTTGCCAACTCTTCTTTGAGACGATACTTGTCGTATTTATCCACAATATCACCCCTGTAAAATCCAGTGTGTCCTTACTTCGCATGTATTGAGGTTTCTTGGCATAACTGTGCCTTCGATAGTAATTGGACCTTTATCATCAGGAATTGTAATGTTGGCGGTGCTTAGGTAGTAGTCTTGGAACTTTAAAAGAATTTGCTCATTGAGTGTGCCGTCTGGAGCATTTTTGTCAAATTGAAGGGTAATCAGATTGGTCGCTCCTTCTTCAGTTTGGTCAAGAAGTTCCTCAAAGAGCCTGTTATCTGTAATCATAGCAGTAAAAGATAACTCATATGTTCTTTGTGCTGGAATAGCAGTCTTCACCGACTTGTTGCCAACTCCAATAAATCTCTTGTCCTGAAGATTGTTGTTGATGGTTAGAGTCATGTTGGTAATCTTCAAAAATTGCTGTCCAAAGATAGAGAAAGAGCCGGATGAGAAAAAGAAAGGCTCAAGAGATTCTTCACCAGTAGCGGCTAAGGTATTTGAGCCGCTTCCAAAGTTGAATAAATCAGCATTATCGGAAACCCCCGCACGACCTTCATAGGCTTCTCCGGTCTTCAATTTGTGAACGGCTCTTGAGTTTAGGTCCAAAGTCATTTTGACTTCTTCATTTTCGTTAGCCGTCATGGTCAAGGTATTCACACGGTTTCCTCTGGCAATCCTCACAAAGTTGTGAGATTCAGTAGCCAAAGAAGTGTCCCCTGTTCGGTATGCGTTAGAGGCTTCTAATTTACTCATATTCTGTTCCAGTCCAAAGGAGGGTAATTCTTCACCGTTTGCTTCTGCAAAGGTGTATTTGATTGGGTTTGTCAAAACTCCGCTGGCATTATATTCAGGTAATGTCAAAAGAGCCATATGTGTTGCTGTATCCTGATTAGCAACAGGAGGAATCATGAAAGTAGAATCCTTGGCTGTCCTATAGAAAATTGGGCCAGTATTTGTAAATCCAGTAATGTCGTTGCTAAATGTTTTTGCCGTAGCAGTTTCTCCGATGTCCAAATAGTGAACATTGTTTGCGTGGGCTGTTCTAATATCTGCGGGGTCTAAAGAACTGCTTCCTGTAAATGTAGCATTAATCTGTGTGCATTTGCCTAAAGCATAATAGAGCCATGTTCCTTGATTGGCAACAATATTTAGACTTCCTCCACTTGCAGTTTCAATACCCTTGTATTGATGAGAGAAGTTTCTACTGTTTCCAAGAGACAAATTTAACTGTTTCATTTCGACCTCAAGATTAGGGAAAGTTGAAGATTCCAAAACACCTAACCAATTATCAGCACTTAATCGTGCATTACCGCTATCTAATGTTGTTGGAGCAGGTGCGCCATATCCTCTAATAACGATAAAATCAGTGGCATCCTCAACAGTTAAATCATGGGCAGGAGAAATCGTAAAAGAAGTAGTGTCATTAGCGGTAATCACATGGGTTGAATGAATCGTTGTAGTAGAGGTGCTGGCGTCGTATAAATCAAAAACGCACCCAACATACAAATTCTCAACCATTCTAACATTGTCAGACCAAAGAGCATCTGCCACTAATTTTGTAGCGGTCGAGCCTGAGTTATTCAAAATGACCTTTAAATCCAATTCTGGAATCATCGTCAAAGACGCGCCGCTACCTAAAAATATATCTGTGTTAATCGCCATGTTGCTTTCCTCCCCTATTTAACAAACTTACTAGGGAATACTTAACGCGAATCGTTTTGCTTCTAAACTTACTTTATATCCAAATAATCGCTTTGCTCGGTCATTTGACTCGCTTCTTGAACCTAAAAATAATTGCTGGAAACGGGAACCATCAGAGGCAGTATAACCTGTGCGCTTGCTCTCAAGGACTCTACGAAGTATCAGGTATATAGCCCTTAGCCTGTCTTTGCCGTAGTTTGCATCCAGTCCCGACCGCTCATCATGGAGGACTCTGATGTGTAAAGTGAACGAATAAGTTTCATTTCTCACATCGTAATGCACCGTTGGATATTGAATATTTTGTGAATCTTCAAAAACCACAATTGTTGCAGGAGATTGATTCAGGTCAACCCTAACACCCTTATTTGCGGCAGTCGTTCTAATATCAATAACTTCAGGTATAACTCCATGGGAGGCCGAAATGTCTCCACTGGAAACAAGGGCAGTAGCGTTAGAAGACCAATTAGAATTGATTAGGTCTATGAGTAAAGAGACTTCATCCATTTCTGCACCTCCTCGTTAATTTTCTTGCTTATGAGTTTTTCATACTCTTCCATGGCAAATTGTTTTACTTCCTCTTCTGAGAATGAGACATCATATCCAAGAGCCAAAGACAATTCATCCATAGCGAGTTTTCTTTCCTTCTGAATTTTAAGCAGTTCATCAAATACTTTCATATCTATTTCAATAGCCACGCTATCACCTAATCAAGAAAATATACAATGTCGGACTTGCCTTTGAGAATATCCATGGCCTCTTTCTTAAGAATATCGTATTTCTCTTTTGTAGAGATGTTTGCTCCAGTCTCAGCAATAAGAATGCTTTGGTCGTCATGCCTAATAATTTCTGCCGCAACCAGTTTTGTAGCGGCTTCGTGAACAGCGGCGGGAACCCTTGCATTTCCAGCAATATATGAAACAAGAACAGAGTTTCGTGTATGATAGGGGTAGTCCTGTAAAAAGAAAATCCTTCCTTCTTCATTCAAAAGCCAATAACTTCCGTCTCTCTTCATGTCTTCTTTATCTGTAAATGCTGATAGAGTGCAGGCATTAGGTATTTCGTCGGTGGTTGTAAAGGTAAGAACATTGGTTCCACTTCCGCTTGCCGCCGCAGAAAGAACAACATTTGTCGAGTCTGTGATAGAAGTGATAGTAGAGGTGGTTCCAGTGATACCTGTCCCGCTTACAGTCATTCCGACCTTAAGTTTGCTTGAATCGGCAACTGTTATCGAAGTGTTTGTATTTACCGTTGTGCATGTCTGTTTTATCGTGGCTTTGATAACACAATCGGCCCCGTCGTCCCCTGAAAGTAGGGATGAGATGAGGACGGTTCCCCCATTTCCTTCCTCCTTCTGGGCAAAGAAAAAGTCCGAAAGAGACAAATTACCATTTGTAGAGTCAAGTAGGCTTTTAGGAGAAGTTGCTCCAGTATATTGTGCTGTCGAAGGAAAATCTTCATTTACCAAAGAAGTAATTTCACTGGCAGTAGTTTTAATTCCAAAGGTATTACAGAATTCTGTATTTGCCAAGTCGCTTATTGTATTTTCTGCAATAAGTTCAAAAGAAGCGCCACTATTTGGCAACTCTAAAATGATAGAATGCATATCCCTGAAACCATCATGCAATTGTATCTTTGCTTGAGCCGATGCAATTTCTTTATATTGACTGCCTTCCCAAACTAAAAGGGAAACAATTTTGCGAACCTTCATTTGCCTCAATTGGATAAAACCTACATATCCTCCGTAGAGAGTTTGTCCGGGGTGATTTCTAAAAGAGAAATTGTGTATCTCTTTTTTGGTGATGATTGGTCTATAATTTCTTTTTAGTTTATCATCAACGATGCCTTCTACTCTTTTAATAATCTCGCCTACTTGCTTAACAGTAGGGAAAGTAGTATTTCCGAACTCTGGGACTTGGAGCAAATGAGCGACTGCTTTAAAATCAGTGTAGAATCCATATCCGTTAGCGTAAGACTGTGCGACTCCTGTTCCGGTATGATAGGAATTGTCATAATCGCTTGGCGAACTAGTAATTGCCATCAATCTTCCTCCATGTCCTTTACTTCGCCTCTTATCTCAATATCATAATAGTCTTCTAAATCTTCTGTTCTTTCCTTAAATAAAGCAAGATGTTCCTGCATTCTTTTTGATGGCCTAACTGAGCCTTGAGAATAAGTACCTGTGTCCCAAAGAGCAACTTTAGCAGTTTTAAGATTTGTAATGACTTTGATATTAGAAAGGCGTTTTGCTAAAATTTGTTGCTCCTGAGAGAAGGCTCCCTCCCTAATCGTTGTCCCTTTTCTGTCCTTAGAAGGCAAAACAAATTTCACTTCTACCATATTTACTACAACTTTATTCATGTCTCCCAATCCGAAATCTAAGAATCTTTCAAATCGAGAATCTGCCAAAACTTGTTTGAATAAACTATTCGTTTGTATTTTAAATTTGAAGTCCTTTTGCTTCTCATTTTTATTTTTGAGAAAATCAATTTCAATCATATCACTTAAAGTAAATTGTGTAATATCTTTAGTTAATCCTCCCAAAGTAACTGCTGGCAAAGAAATGTTTCCTTTAAATTCTTCCTCTTCCTCTATATCATCCTCATCAGATTCAAACATATTTTTATCAAACTTAAGGTCAACAACAGAAGTCCATCCTCCCGAAACAACCCCCCTATCCCTGATTTGTTTTGATTTTTCATCGAGTTGTGCTTGGGCTAAATCAGAAAGAGATTGTTTATACCCCTTTGTTTTACCTTTTACTTGATAAAACATTTCAGAGGGGTTAGAAATTAATTTGTAGTTAATACTTAGGCTTTGGTCAATTAATCTGGCAGTGGCCTCGAACTTTGTTAAAGAAGAAAAGTGGTCAATCCCAATGAGAAGCATCTGTTCTTCTAAGGTTCTCTTTACTTTACCCTTTTCATAGTTTTCTTTCATTTGGTCTAAATGAACCTTTCTAATTTTATTTTCTTCGCCCCTATCTTCATTAATCATTCTTGCGATTGCTAGAGGACTTTTATCTTGTAATTTCTCTTTTACAACCTTTCTTTGTTTCTTTCTATCTTTGTCGGCTCTTTCCAGAACTTCCTCAAATGTTCCTCTTGTTTTTGTTGCGCCTTTTTTAGAAACAGAAACTTGTAATTCTATTGGCGAACTAACAATTCTAGGCTGTAAATCATAATTTCTTTTAAAGGCATCTAAGTCAAACTTTGGTAATTTTTGCATATCTCTTCCAAATTTAAACCCAGATTGGCCACGAAGTCTGTCGTAATCATCCGAACCGACATGCACTTCATAGAGAGTTGTTGCTTCGGCATAATCTGTCAGAAGTTCTCTTAATGAATCATCATCTGAGGTATTGGCCCCGCCAAGATATTGTTCCCATGCTTCTGTATCCTTCTTGTAGAAATTGATAGCAATATCTTCATCCCCGAGAATTTCACTAACAATTTCGCTTAGAAGGTCTTTGTAATCTTCGGATTCTTCTTGACTTAATTCACTATAAGAGTATTTTAGTGATTCAAGCGTTTCAACTACGATTGATGAATGCTCGTTTGCATCAGCCGTTAAGTATCTTTCAAGGTGTCCACGAATAACATCTTTCTGTTGTGGCATAACCAAAGGGTTGCCAATGCCCCAAGAAATCTGATATTCCAACTGAAACGCCTCACATTAACCATTTAGCCCAAGCCGCACCCTTTTGAATTGCCGCACCTAAATGAAGTCCACTTGATGGTGGCTCATATGACATTTGCCCTTGAGCATCAACCCAATACGGCCTGCCGTAGCCATCTGTTCCGGTCGGAGGAATGGGGTAGCCGGAACCATTGTTCATAGCCCCTTGCATCTGTTGATATTGCTGAGTATTTCCCGTTAGTCCCGCCACAGCCATACCTGCGGAGGGTTGTTGTGGCTGTCCTCCACCAAAGCCTTGTGATTCAAGGTATTGTTGTTTTGCCATCTTTCTTTGCATAATAACTTCACTATTGATAGCCGCACCAAGAATCTTTTGAATATCTAAATCAATATTTTCCTGAGTTATTCTTTGATATTCTTGCAGAGTATCCTGATTGACTGTCATTACTCCGGCATTGTTTGTGAATGACAATTTACCCAACATATTCGAGACTGTTCTTTGAACGACATCCTCCATCAATTGTTCTATTGCGGTCAAAAACATTTCACCATGATATTGAAAAAACTCTTCTACATGGTTATCCTGTAAAGAAAGTAAATTATTTACATTCTTGAACTGCTTGTCGTTCTGTGCCTGAACTGCTCCTAAAACAGTCCCATTGCTCGTTCCTAAAAATCCCATATTTATTCCTCCTTTTCAAGTTGTTCTGGTGCTTTTACTCCATTTTGAATCATCAAGTAGTTTAGTCTATCTGTCAAAATATTGATTTGTCCGACCAATTCTATGGCCTCATTTGTGGCCGACCTATTATCCTGTAAGGTGGGTGGCTTAATAAAGTAGCCTGCCGCAGTGAGAGAAGCCACATCGGTTTTGCTTAGGTGAGTAGTGGGTTTTCCTGAGAGGGCTTTTGGCATCCTTGGCTTGAATGCCTTGAAGTCTAATCCATGCTTCTCAGCAAGAATTTGTTGCTCAAGCATTTCCAATTGCTTGAACATTGATGCGTGTTTAGGGCAGTATGTTCCTCTTAGTGGTCGCCCCTTCTTCACTTTTTCTAAGGGAATAGGGGGTCTTAAATGGTCGCCCGATTCCCAAATATGATGCATTCCGCAGACTACGCAACGGTCTTTGAGATTAAATTTCTTTCCGAACTTAAAGAAAAGAAAGGATTTAGGTTCAGGAGAAAGAACTTTAATAAGTTCTTTTTCTTTCTTTTTTGGCTTAATATTTATAAACTGGTATTCTATTACATTACCTGCCGTTCTTGCCTGTTCAATTGGATTCAACATTGGGTTGAATTGCGTTGGTGCATTTTGTCCTATAATTTGTTGTTGATACATTTAATCACTCCTTAAAAATATAAAATCTTTCTTCATTTCTAAACTCTTCGGGGCCAAGTCTTTTCTTCTTAATTTCTAATAAATTATTTGTTGTTAATATTCTTGTAATGGCATTTCTAATTCGCCCTAGCGTTATTCTTTTATGTTTAACAGAATAATCTTTTCTTACTTGCTCTAAAAAGTCTAGAAATTCGTCTTTGACAAGTGTTTTTCCCTTGAATTTGTTAGCCAAACTTAAAGTGATTTGCTTCAAAAAACTATAATTTAATTTCCTTGCTGACCCTCTACTCTTTAAAATATCTTTCCACACAGTAATCAATAGTCCTTTATCATTGTAGTGATTCCTCTATAAACCATTTCGGGTTCCGACTTTGCTGATACAATATACTTAAAACAAGGTATTCCTTTGTCGTTTAGTTTTCTCATTCCGTATGCAAATGGTTCAAATATTTCATGTTTATCCATTTGTTGCCCCTCTGCTAATGGATATTTTTTTCCCCATATGTCATGCTTATTTGCCCAAATACCAATAGCAATAGGAAAGTCGGAGTCTCTTTTCTTTTTTCCATTTGACCATGTGCTTGAAATAATCGTATCAACTAAAAACTTCCATGCTAATTGGTGGTCTAAATTTGAAGTGCTATCCAAATGCCTATGGTCAATCATAAATATAACATATTTAACTCGGCGTTCCTTCATATCTTTTTCCCATTCTTTCCAGTATATCGCTTCTCCCCCAATATCCGCGCTTCTTACTGTATGTGAATCTCCATCAATTTTGATATTCTTTCTTGATGCTCTATGTTTGCCAACTGTTCTTTGATTAATCTGTGGCACTTCTCCTCTCGTTCTTAATTGATGGCTTAGTGTTGTTTTGCCGACCATTGTTGCTCCGTAAACTCCAAAGTTTATTGCGTGAATTTTTTTGTAGAATCCTATAATTGCTTCACCAACTAAAATAGCAAAGCCTGTCATTAATGACATTCAATTTGACCGCCTAATATTCTCTATATATCTCTCTTCTTCATCAACAGTAAGTGGCCGACCCTCTTCTCGCCTAATATCTTGAAGCGTCGGTTCCCCTCTACCTCGATTTTTATACATTTCAAAGTATTTATCAATAAGTATTTCTGCTTTACTTTTATTTGTTGGTCTTCCCAAACGCTGTTTCATAGATGCCTCATTTGGTTGTATAGAAGTATAGAACCCACTTTCCTTTTCTAATCTTCCTTGCATCTTTCTATGAAAAGGAATTTTTTCTTTTAATTCTGGGGATAAATTTTCTTTGTCCCTGTTTGTAAGAAAATTGTATAATTTATAGTGTAGTCTAAGTTTGTCCTTATCTGATAACTCTTGGTATTCTTTTTCAGAAATAAGCATATTGTTGTATAATTCTTCAGGAAGATAACTTTGAGTCATTCTTTTAGCATCTGCTAAATTTTTAATATCAATCTTCAAAATATCAAACCACATATCAATGCCCCCACCCGTTTAACAAAGTGTCAAACAGGAAACCCATGATGTTTATATCAAAAACACCAAGAATGTTTCCAACAAGGAAACCTGAAAGGCCAGCACAAAAACCCCAAAAAACGGCTCTCATTTTCAAAAAGAAAATATCAGCAGAGTGCGCTCTTTGAGCATTATAAGCATAATCCGAATCAGAAAAGCCCATCAAATCTCCAAAGACCACTTAACCACCTCATTGTAGTGTGGCTAAGAATTCTGTCCCAAGAGTATTTTCTTCCTGTTCAACAGGCTGAGAGTAGGCAAATGGAGAAGTATTGAATTGCTTTGCGCTTTCTCGCATCTTAATTTTCTGTTGTTCGTCTCTCGCCTTTCTTTCCCAGTATGCCGCAATTTTACGGTCGAGGAGCCACATCTCTATTCTATCATTTAGAGATAAGTCAAAGACTGCTTTCATAACCATGATTGCACCAATTGTTCCCAAACCAAATAGAACAGAGTGTGCTAACGGGCCATAGGGGAAATTCATACCAAAGGCCGCATAAGCCCAAACATTTGTCCCGCTTAATGCTCCGACAAATAAAATTGTCATAACTAATCGAGTATCCTGATTTAGAGCCGCCATTATTTCACCTCAGTTGAATTCAACGGAAACTGCCGCACCTTCGCCTGAGCCCGAAGAAATGCTTAGGAACAGTCCATTTGTCGCTAGGACACCGTGCATATCATATTCCATCATTGTTGGGCCGAACACTGCCCCGGAACCCGGAGGATTATCGCTCTGAACAATCATTCTTGCTAATTCTGTACCGCTTGCGGCAGAAGCATTGTCAAAGACCTTTATCGTTGTCGGGGCGCTTCCTGTAAAAACAGCATGAATTGAAACCAATCTACACTGGCCGGAAAAAATTGCAGTGCTGGCTGTCTTAACTCCACTTGAACGACATTGGGGCATACGCATAACCTCTCTTCATTCCCTCACTTGAGGAGGGCATATTTAGCCTTTCCGCCTACTCCGACAGAGCAGAAGAAGCCTTTTTAGTTGTCTTCTTCTTTAAGGTTCTTTTTGCTTTGGGAAGCAATAAACCACACAATGCCGAAGTATCAAGGATTTCTTTGCCAAGTTGCTTTTGTAGGATAACTAATTGTTTTTCAGTTGTTTCCTCTAAAGCGGCTCTGTCTCCTTCTTGGAAAGTAAATAGGAGGTTCCTGTCGCCAATTTTAGCGACGGCCCACCACGCCTCTACTTCCAATTCCGCATTTGTTCGGAGCAAACCAAAAGGTGTTTCTAATCTACCGATGTTTGATTCATCGGAGAGTTTGACTAAAGCCAAATTAACACCTCAAAGGTTTCCATAGACACGAAGACGAACACTACCACCGTTAGCATCGTCAGCCAGTGTAGCGTTTGTTCCGTCTAAAGCCGTGAACATTAGGGCAATTGAGGTTGCTGATTCATAAGCACCAGTAGCCGAACACTCAATTTGTGGCTGAACACCGTTTGCGTTATCATGTCCTGTAATCATAGCGGCATTAATCGTGCTTAATCCAAAATCGGAGGCAGGAATCACTGAACCAGCCGCAACAATAGAGGACACATCTGCGATTGCATCTACAAAGTATTCGTCTCCCGAAACACGGGGCGTAGTCATACCCTTATGGTCTGCTAAGACCGTAATTGCTTTTACTAGAGCCAATTAAAACACCTCACTTAAGGTTGGTAATCTTGCCTTGACCCTTGAAGTAGGAACAACCCATTTCTGCAATCGTGCGGTAAAGCGCACGGTTGCCGAGTTGTCCAACACCGAAGGGGTTTCCGTTGCTGATACCGTCTTCAAAGTATTGGGTAGGCTTCATAACTGCCATCCAAAGGTGGTCAGTGTCCAGTAAGAGCATATCCGAAATCGTTCCCGAATCAGCGGAAGTGCTTTGCATTTGAGCAACTGGAATCAAAGGAATGTCGTAGTAGGTAGCCACACGGAAACCAACTTCTGCACCCTTGACGCCACGAACACCGTTCACGGTTGGGACAATTTCTTTACGGTCCATGAATCGCTCTTGGCTCTGCAATAGGTCGGAGAGCGTCTGAAGCGTATCATATCCGGTAAGAATGACCTTTGGAGAACCACCGTTTTGTCGCAATTCACGGAGAGTTGCGTTGAGGATAGTCAAAGTAAATGGTCGAGAACCACCCGAAGCATAACTGCTTGCACCATTCACGACGGCATCAAGGAAAGAAGCACTATCACGGTTGGTTCCGTAAATGTGGTATGCTTCCGAAATGTCGTTGGTAATTGACGAAACAGGGAAGTTATCCGAATCCATTTGGTCTAACTCAGCGTTGGACGAAACAATCTTGTAAAGCGAAGTGTAGTTTCGCTCAATGTTTGCGGCGGCGTTGCTCTTATCTGCTTGAAGGTATGCTTCAAGGGGAGACAGAAGCATAAGGTTCTGGGCTTCTGCGTGATGCTTACCCATATCCTCACGCATTTGCGCTCTAATATCGCCAATTCCGTCGTCAATCTGAGCCATTTCCATAGCCAATTCGCTGAAATCAAACTGATGAGCGACGGTCTTTGGACTCATAAAGAGCGTGGAGTATTCGGGAGCGATAGCAATCAATCCATCACCGGAAGTTGAAAGCGATGCATTCTCCGGAACACCACCGATATGGTCAAGTCGTGGGGCGTCGGTTCCAGCCAAATCCGTTCCAGTTTGGGAAAAGGCGTGAGTGTTGCCTGTTCCACCAGCAGGACGCTTTGAAAGGACTCTCCAACCGCTTGAAGTGTAAGGACGCTTTGACATAACGGAAAGAGCGTTCACTTCTCGGTTAAGCATAGACCACACTTTTTGTCCAAAGAGGACTTGATAGAGGTTTCCAGCAATACCCGAGGTTGGGGAGGTTTGAGTTGCGGCGTCATGTCCACCATGAATACCGCTAACGGCTCCGGCAGTCTTCAAGAGCATGTTGTTTGCTCCGTTGAAGTTGTATCCGTAAGTCTGTGCTTCTAAATCTGCAATAGTGTTAATATATCCTACCATGTTATCACCTCAAAGGTTTCCTCCAAAAGCCATTTTGTGGATTTCGTTCCAATCCATTTCGGCTAATTCATCCATTGATGGGAGTTTTACGGCGGCTTCTTCCTGAGCCTTGATGATTTCTTGCTTCTCAGAAGTCAAAGACTTTCGGAGAGCGGTAAATTCATCCTTAAGGGAAGCAATTTCAGAAGCGGCGTCATATTGAGACTTTGCGAGAATATTCTCACGGTTAGACTTTTCAGCCTCAAATCGTGCGACGAATTCCTTTTGGAGATTATCGTAGGCCAACTTTTCAAGTTGTTCTTGACGGAAAGCCTCGTAAGCCTTCTCAATGTTTCCAACAGAAAGGTCAAGAGTTTCTAACTCTTGGTTGTTAAATGCCTTAACAACGGGCATATCGGAAGCCTTTGGTCGGCCATTTTCGATAATAATTCTGTCAGCAGGTTCACCGATTTCAACACCTGCTCCGTCGAGAGTGGCGACATAGGCTTTGTTTTCCATATCGGTGTCCATCATTTCGGCCATCTTGTCTTCATCGTCAAGTTTGTCCATTTCTTTCATCTTTTCGGCCATCTTGTCTTTTTCGGACATCATCTTGTCCTCTTGGTCAAGTTTGCCCATATCTTCTTCTTCTTCCTTTCGGAGAGTATTCACCTCATTCATCAGTGCATCCAACTCTTCCAGTGCTTTTTCCAGTTTACTCATTTTTTTCACCTGTTTTTTGTCTTGTTTCAAAATGTCAAATTTTGCTTCGGGGTTAATTCCTTTTTCACAAATTGTGACTTCATGTAATTCTAACTTGCTAATTTCATTGTATTGACCTAATTCGGGATGGCTTTTCTTAACCTTTTGAATTGCTTGTCCTCCAATACTAAATGACCTCAGCGAACCTTTTCTAATTCCTCTATTAATTTCTTTTGCTTTTTCTATGTCGTCTCTTAATTTAATTACTACAAAGAATCCGACATCATCAACTTCTGTTTTGTATAGTTTTCCAGTTTTATCCCGGTATGATTTTATAACTTCTCCGACTTGAACATTTGAATGGTTTGTCATTACATTTCTAAACTTTGGGTTCTCCATGTATTTATTTACTGCTTCTTTAAGTGCTTTGAGAGTGATTAAATCGTTTTGCTTATCAACAATTTCAATGCTTGCATATCCACCAATCATTAATTCGTCGCTTTTGAGAATTCTGAAATCCATTGGTTGCTCGCTCTTTAGTAGGAGGGACATTTCCAACACACCTTCGTTATCGCATCAAGTATATAACCGTCATGGTTATCTCGGGATTTTCTTAACGGAGAATTTGTCCTTGTAGATGTTCCACAGCCCTTCGTCTCCTTCCTTATCTGCTGGTTTTTGTTCGTATCCAGTCCAAGCAAGCCACATTTTATTTTCACCCACCGGGAGGTATCTCACATGGAACTTGGTTTCAAACTTATTTCCCTCTAAGAAATACTCGTGGTAGCCTTCTCTTTGAATACCGAGCCTTACCTTTCCACTATCCACGACTTTCTCATTATCGGTATTCTGTGCGACCTCTGCCGGGTATTTTCCAGCGGCCCCGAATAAATCAAACAATTCTTCTTCATTTTGAACATCAATCAACCAATTGATTGTTTCGCCGCCAAGACTCATCACCATGTTTAGGTTGTTATCTTTACGAGAATAGAGTTTGAATTCTCCCTCTCTATATTTTTCAGGAGTTTTATATTCTGCTTTTAGCATAGCGTATTTATCTGTAAAACTAGAGTCTCCCCTAATACAATTTTGATATTCTTCTAGGGCTTGTTCTAATGGGGTATAATCCACATCAGCAATTTTTTCATTGAAAAAGTCTTCTACAACTTCCAATAACACATCACAATCTAAAGAATCTACGGCGTCTTTTAGAACCTTAACTTCTTCTTCATATGTTTTTCCCCATTCATCCCGTTCCTCTTCTACTATATTATCACGAAGATTAGCATAAGTGCCATATTGACTAGAAAGAGCATCTAGACTCTGTATTCTGTTTGCTTTAATAGCCTCTTTTAATTTTTTACAACATTCACCATTTTTATTTGAATAGTCAATGGTAATATCTTCAATTTCCTTTTCTTCAGGTTCAGCATCTCTATGAATTAGAACTGGCGATTTGAGGAGTCTTTTAAGAATAGCCTCGCCGCGTAGTTTATTGTCTGTAAAGTCAATGTGTTCTCTTTGATTCGCCCACTCCTTTAGCCCCCTCAAACCGCCATCTACCACATCTTGATACAAGTCTTTGTGTTTAGCAGTCAAAAAATTATGAACCTCCTTGACTGTCTTAGGCCCATTGTCCTGTAAATAGTTTGTAATAGCAGTCGTAAGTGTTCCTGCCTTTGTTTTCATGATTTCTTCCGCTTGCGATTTCCAATTATCTAAATCAATAATAGCATTCTTTGACATCAAGTTATCTTCTTCAAAACCATAAATAGTAAATCCGCTCATATCGCTCTTACAAATAATAGTCGCAGTTCCATGGATATGGTCAGTAATGGTGATGCCTTTCTTTAATCCTTCAATAGAGTAGTTTAGAGATTTCTTAGTGTCTTGGGCTAATAACTCCAGAGTAACTACTTTATCTGGATATTCTACTTCGGGGACTTCAATGACTTTAGCCGAATAAAGAGTATATCTTTCACCAGCATCTTTTACTTCATCAACCTTGACTCGGATAATATCTCCAACATCAACAACAATTTTAGTATTGAGTGCTTTTCCAACATTCATATATTTGATTCCCTCTACTTCTTGAGTAAATTTAGTATCTTCTTCTACTGGCCCGACACCAACTGTATAGGAATATAGATTACTTTTAGTCTTTTTCTTATTAAGAACAATGACATCTAAATCAACAAATTTTTTCCATTTTATCCACTTTGGGTTTTTCTTTGTTCCAATATAATATGTTGATGTCGCGTCTTTAATGACCACGCCCTCGGAAGTTGGCATATCCATAATCTTTTCAGCGTATTCAGCAATATCTTTCAAACTATCTGCTCTGCGAGTGTCCTTCTTTGATGGGAAGTTTAAAACATCGGTGGAGTGTTGAGAATAGTTGTTAAAAAGAATTGTCATTCTGTTTTCTAATTCTTCATCAAGAAGAGTCTGATTATCATGTCGCATAATATCAAAAACATGGCACTTGAGAGTAGCCTTAGGATATTTATTTTTAAAAACATGTGCGATTGTATCTGCTCTGTGTAAAGAGTCCTCCCCATCAAAAAGAATTAATTCTGCATCTAAGATACAATCTCCGAAATGCTTTGCTTTTAATTCTTCCACAATGTCTTTACATTTATCTGTGATTAACTTTTTATTGTATGAAAACACTTTGATATTGTTATCAATTTTGTGTAGTTGTATTCTCATACCGTCATATTTTTCTTGAACGAACCACTCCCCGCTAAAGCCTTTTAGTTCGTTAATATCATCAATTTCAAAAATTCTATACATAGGTTTGTTAGGAACAATAAAATCAGTTAATGACTTCTGCTCATCTTCTTTTTTAATTTCTACAGACTTTTCCTCTTTCTCTGGGTTAATACCTTCAATATCCTTAAGTTCTTCTAACTCTTCTTTATCGTATCTTGAAAGCATAAGAAGTTCTAACATCTCAATAGCGGACTCAACTGCTTTTTCCGTTCGTTTAGAGTCTTTTCCGTCCCCGTAATGTTCGATAATATAGAGGGCGATGTCGTCCACTTCAAGGTCAAGTCCTTCTAAACCATATGTTATGTCGTCAGGTTCCATGTCTTTAATTGCATAAACCTCCTTAGGAAGAGGCTCTTTGTCTTCTCTTAAAGCATAATGAACAAATTTAACCATCTGCTCTGGGCTTTCAAGTAAGGCTTCCAAAACATTTCCCTTGAATCTTTTAGAAAAAGGGTCTTTGACCAAATCTGAGGCATAGCGAAGCATTTTGATTCCTTCATACAACTCCTTCGCTCTAAGGCTGGAAGGGTCTTTAACATCATTATTTTCAATGAGTCCCTGCGAGATGTAGTCTTTCATTTCGTTGCCTGCGGCGTCTAATTCATTATACGACTCAATGATAGAATCCACTACGCTTCTCCAACGGCCCCCATACTCCTTGGGGTCATTGGCGGCAGAAAGATAGGCTACTCTTGTTTTCTCAAACAGACGAAGAATTTCCTCCGAAGGACGCTTATCCTTCTCAATGTTTGAGAGGCGCATTTAGCCACCCTACATTCTGTTTCCACTTAAGCCGAAAGCATCTTCAATACTCATGGTTCGGGCAGCAGTTTCAATAATTTCTTTAATCTCAGCATCGTTGAACGGAGCATCGGTTTTAGCCTTATTGTTTGCTAATAATCTAATTCTTTCCATCATTTTACTCTTATCTCCTTGCTGAATCCGCTTTTGAGCCATTTCAGCCATTTCTTGATAAGAAGTCGGCTTTTGAGGATTAGATTTTTTGAACTGGGTTGTTTCGCCAGCCTTTCCGTAGCCCGAATGAGTCCCCTCTTGATTCTCAATTTTGGTCTTATCTTTCTCGGCTTTTGGTCGCTTAACCTTGACCTGTTCCATTCTGTCGTCCTTTTCATCAGGCAAGCGATTTCCCTCCATGGATTCACGGAGTAATTCCTTTACCTGTCTTGCTTTTTCAACAGTCATTGAAATGATTCTTTCTTCCTTCTTCACTCTTTCTGGCATTATTGACCACCTGCCTTTTCAACCATTTTATGAATATCCGACCAATCCATTGAATTGACATCTACACTAGCAGAAGCAGATAGACTATCAATCATGGGGGTAGGAGTTTCAGCAACAACAAAGCCGGACTTCATCAGTAAATTGTCTTTATTATATACTGCTTTTTCAAGGCTTTCAATTTTTGCAGATAAGGCTTTGATAATTTCAAGCATTTCTTGGTTAATTGTATTTTCTTCTGGCATATTAATCATCTCTCTTTTTCTGTGGATAAATCAAATCACGAAGTTGTCGGTAAAGAAGTTCATACTCCTTACGAAGTTTGGTAGCCGTGGCGACAATATCAATGTTGCGCTCGTCCATTGACTTCATCTTCTTGTTCAGTTTCTTGTCGGACTTGGTGAGGTCAAGTTCTCGTAGAGTCTCAATCAGTTCGCCCAACTTGGTGAAGTCTTGACCAAAAAACTCCGTGGGTTCGGCGGCTTGAAGGGTCTTCTTGAGTCGCTTCTTTTGTTTTCCGTCCAAAGAGTCAAGTATCTTCTTTGGTGGGGAGACTTTCTTCTCAATAGCGAAGTCTCTTCCTTCATTGTAATAATCCCATGTCATGTTTTAATCTCCCTTTCTTTCTGTAATAGGTCGTCCACTCTATCTAATAATACATCCAGATTTTCAACAGCATCCTCAATTTTGATTGAGTTTCTAATAAATTTGTCAGCCTCTTGAATCAAGTCTAATGCTTCTTCATCAGAGAGCAAAGCAGTAAATTTCTTATCAGTCTCTAAGATGTTCTTTAATTTTCGTTCTTCAGTTTTTTCATCCTTGGCTTCTTTATATTGCCTACCAATAGAAGTAAAAGAACCTAAAATAGTCACATTGATTAATTCATTGAGTGCTTCAGAATATTCTTGCTTTTCTGTAGATAATGCTCTCAATTTAGGGTTCAATCTTTTTAGTCTCTTAGAAGAGAAAAAAAGCAAAGACCCCGTTTCTTTAGCCGCATTTCTAAATGAAAACAATTCTTCATTATATTTTTTTCTGGCTTTTATTTTGTCTTCGAGACTCTTTCTTTTATTTTCATTAGGTTTCTCTTTCTCTTTTTCTTCCTTTAAGGAGTCTTCTAAAGTATTCATTTCTTCTTGAGAGAATGGCTTATAGTCAATGCTCTCTTTAACTATTTTAAATGCTGCTTCAATTTCATTAGAAAATCTAGCAGCATCTCTTAAAGTGGCACGGACTTCTTTCTGCTGTTGCCTTTCTTCTTCGATTAAGTCTAAAATTTTTCTATTTGTTTTGGCAAGAAGTTTTTCTGCGTCAGATTTAGGTTTATCTAAATTAATCTTTCCTTCGGCAATTGTTTGTGCAAGTTCCTTTTCTTTTCTTTGTTGCTCTCTTAGTCGCTCCAAATTTTTTCCTTCCAGAAGACTACCCACTTCTGGAAGTTGCCGTTTTAATGATTCTCTGGCAAGAGACTTAATATTTTTTCTTTTGTCTTCTAATTGTTGAATATTTTTATCTATTGCATCAATAGTTCTTTCAATGTCTTCAACTGCTCCTTCTGTGATTGCCTTTTGTTGCATCAATCGTTCAACTGTTAGAGTAAAGTCCTTATCTTTGCCGGTTCTTTTTCTTTCAATAGCAAAAATGTCCCCGGACTCGGCTCTTTCTTTTCTAGATTCTTCCTTCCTTCTGCTAGCAAGTTTTCTTGCTCTTGCTATATCTGTTTCCCTAATTTTGCTATCCTTTGCATTTTCAGGTAAAAAGCCATGTCTGTTATAATGTAAATAAAGAAATGCCTTTTCGAAGGTTAATGTATCACCGTTTCTATCTTGGAACTCATCATAGGTTTTGCTTGCTATTTCTTGATAATTTTGAAATAGTTCGGTAAGATTAATTTCGGGATTTGATTCGAAGTCCCTGTCTTCATCATCCTCGGTTAAGTCTCTTTGGGCCTTTTCAGAAATAGGAGGAATCTGCGGCTCTAAAACAACATCCCCGTCCCTTTCTGTGGTGAATTCATATTGTCCTAATAAATCAACATTTTCAGAAACGCTAAGGGCTAATATATTATACGCCGTAGCAGACTGTTTTTTATCTATGACTCTATTGTAGGCAGTAATGTTTTCAAATTCAAATCCAGTGGCTTTGCTATCGTCAACGATAATTTCAATATCTTCGGATAATTTTGTGAGAGAAGGTAATATCCTTTGAGCAAAACTAAAATTCCTAAATAGACTTTGATACCTCTTATACATTTCACGACTTACATCTCCCCCTTTGTCGGTTTCCGCTTTGCGGAGAAGAAAGGTCATGGTATCACCAAGGAATGTTTTCTTTTCTTCCTGTTCTTTTGGGAGGTAAGGTAATCACATCAGGAATATCCCGACTCGAAGGAGCAGGTTTTGGAGTAGTATCCACGGGAATTCCTGCAATATCCAAATTCCTGTTAGTTGGTCTATGTAGGGCGGCATTTTGGTTTAATGCCTTGACCTGCGCTAATTCTTTCCTAAGCCTCATTTCCTTTTGTTTCATGTCCTCTGTCATACTGCATCACCTAATTTGCCTTTTGTTTCGACCAAAATATCAATAATTTCCTGCGTGGACATCGCTCCGAGTTTATCCATAAACGCATCCATTAAATCTGAGCGAGTCATGTTTGCTAATTGCTCTCTTTCTTCCTTATAATCGGGAAAGTTCTCTTCTTGAACATCTTTTGCGGCTAAATCTTCAATCGGGTTCCCGCCTTTCATTCTCGTTTGTGTAGGTCTTCTGACTTTACCCGGCTTAACGGATTCTGGAATCTCTTTCCCTCTACCGACCTTGCCCTTTCTATCTCTTGATTTGATGATATTTTCCCAATCACTCATCATGGTATCCTCCTTTCATTTCTTGTATCAACATTTTGATTTCCGGCCTCTCTCGGTAGTCCGGCCATTCGCTTATCTGGCCCTACGCTCATTCTACTTTTATTTCTTGTGGCCGGGGGGTTCTCTTGAGGTTTTGCACCGCCGGTTTCTGCAAACATTCTCGTTTGTTCGTCTAAATCTCTCTGGTCTAAATTAGAGCCGGCCAACGGGTCTTGTTTCGCCGGTTCTCCCTCTGATTTAGGAGGTGCTGATTCTTCAGGTTGCGGTTCCGGCTTCTTAAAAGTAAAGTTGCCGTCCTCATCCATATCAACTTCAAATCCGAGATTTTTAGTAGAAGCCGCAATATTAACTTCAATTTCACGCTTACGAAGAACAGCAATTTCGTCTTCTTCCTCGCTTGGAGGCAATTTTAAATCCCAATCTGTGATACCAAATTGTTTCGTTAGGAATGGAAATACGTAATTGTTGTAAACATTCTGCGCCATTTGAACAGCCCTATTGGTAACGAGAATTTGCATACCTTCGTTATTTAACCCGCCGCTTGTGGTATTATCGGCCATGAAGACTTTGCTCACACCATAGAAAGCAGATATTCTGTCTCTTAAATCATCCTTGACGGAGACATAATCCATTTCTTTGAGGCTGTCCATAAATTTAATCCACTCAACAGAACCCTTTCCACCTTCTGCTTCAATGCCCATCACAGGAATAAAATGCGGGTCAGTTTCCATCTTTTCTTTAACAGAACGCCAGAAAGAGCGCATCGAATCCATGTTTCGTGTTTGCACCGCTAAAAGTCCCCGAGGCATACGGCTTTTCGTGTAGGAGGAATTTACATAATTCTCCATAGCAAGAAGAGTTGTGATGTGATTATAGAGGGTGATAACGGGCGATAGTCCGTACAGGCGGGAAGGACTATACTTGCTGAAATGAAGCACCTCTCCCTTGATAAAGTGCTGGTCTTTGCCTCCGACACGATTCACATAATGAACGGGGTGGGTAGTGCTTCCGCATTTGTCGCATCGCTCATGCGGCTCAACAGAAAAAAACTCTCTGTGATTTACACAAGTAAAACCTTTTGTCCCCCTCTGGCCCAATTCATCGGAATAAATAGCCATAGTAACTGGGTCGCCGCGATAGAGTTCTTTTACTCGGTGCATTCTAATTTTTTGATTTCCGTCAATGAAGTATTCTTTGACAAGGACGATGTAAGCATCATCCATAATGTTCAAGTCGTCTTCAAGTTCTTTAAATACATCAATGAATAATTGTTCTGCTTTGTTGACATAACCCTCAATAAACTTCTCAGCATATTTCAATTGGCCGACATCAGGAACCTTCAAGTCTCTACTTCCGCACCGGGAACATTCGATAACTGGTCTTTTATGTTCCTTTTCACAATTATTGCATCTTGCCTCGTATGCCTTTTCCCAAACATATCCTCTTCTAAAGATTTCCTGTTTAAGTTGAGTGATACAGGTTCTCGCAATAACTGAATTTTGAACAATGTGGTAAATAATGGGAGCGGTCATTAGGTTATTCTGTTGCCTTTCTTGAATACCTATATTGTAAATGGACCTATCCTCTGGTTTTGGAGTTGTTCTCCTAAATAAATTGGTAAAACTGAAACGGCGTTTCTCTTCAACCATGCTCGCCGCCCTCTCTCATGTGCCTACAAGGAACCCTCTTTATGAAGATGCCCCTCAATATGGCTTAGTCCAATGCTTGGCCTGTTCTATTTGACATGTCAAGCAGAGGTCGCTTATTCTGCTAGATTTTTTACATTTTCTGCAAACAGTAGCGAATCTAATTTTCTTAGGTAGTTTTTTTCTCACCTTATGTTTGAAAATATTGTAGTGTTGGCGAGGCATCATTCATCACCCGTTGGATAAACCGCACCCAATCTCCTACCAAACTGTTCGTTCCATGTTCTTAACCATGCTTTTAATTCCCTACCCTCGGGCGCATAACCTAACGTCCTACCCCTTGGCGTGGTGATTAATTCTAAATGCTCCTTATCACTAAATCCTTCGCCTGATAATCCAGCATCCTCTCTCGCTCTGTTTGATTGCCAAGCCCAATTTCTATATGTCAAATAATCTACAATGTCTTCTGGTTCATTCTTAATAATTGTTCCAATTTGTTCCATAGAATCCATCACAGACATTTTACAATTATCTTTATATTTTTGAATATCATCAAGATTAATGTTTTCCTTTGACCAATCAAACCCAACATGGTCTTTATGGTTTTCCCACTTCATTAATTTGAAAATTTCATCGCAACGGTTTTTATACCAATCGCTTTTCTTGTATGATTTTTTCATGCGAATTAATTCCAATAATAAATTTGCGTTGCCTTTTTTCAACCTGAAGTGCGGTAAGCACTTTGTTAGAAGATTGGCCACATCATTTTGAGAGTAAAAGTTTAGGCGATTAATTAGCCGAGTATCCTGCGGAGATTTTTGGTCAAGATGCATACGGCCAAATCCGATTGATTTATACATTTCTTGCATGAAAGCCTTACCTCTTTCCCCCGTAGCAACTAATCCAACTCTCGGGTTCATTTTTCGGTCGAGTGTGATGTAGCCATCAGAGTCAATAAATGCCGCCGTATATGCCCAAATATTTTTCTTAATTTCGTCGGGCATTTTGTAAAATGCACCGTTAACAGAAACAATTCCAAGTTTCTTAATTTCATTTGAAATGACCTTGGGGCTTGAGGCTTTGTGTAAATCGGTGGGCATCATGTCATGTATCATTCTTGCACCAATTCCATGGTTTTCACAAACAGCCTTTAGAATAAAATCTCTTTGTTTTTCTTTCTTTGACTTTACCAAAGATTGATTGCTGATTTTAGTTATTGTTTCTCGAAAAGACCTTTTAGCCTTTTTCATCTCCTTTGAAAGCAGAGCATAGTCCTTTCCATAAACCATATCGTTCTGTTGCGTTTCTGCTTCCCAGTATTTACAAAGTGAATCAACTACTTTTCTTCTCTGCTCTGTTGATTTCATCTTATGCAACTTTCGCAAATCCTTTTCGTTAAAACGCATTTTAAGAAGAGAGTTCTTGTATGGAGCGAGCCAATAAATTGAATCAATGCACTTAAATAAGTGGTCGGAGTAGGCATCTATCATTGTATCAATGGCCTTTGCCATGTTGTCTCGATTGTCTCCTTTTAGTTTTCTTCTGGACATTCGCATTTGTTTGATAAGGTCGGGAATATTTTTTTCTTCAACCGTATATTCTTGAGGAAAATCATCAAGCATTTTTCTTGCTTCACTCGCATTTATTTTCAGAACATCGCAAAGGGTATTTATTTCTTCATATTCGGACATGACAAAATCTGAATAAAGGGCTTTAAAGACCTCCGCATCAACATCTCTGTTTGCCTCTTCTTTAATTTCTTCTTCTCTTCTTTGAAGTTCGGCTAACTCCCTCGCCTTCTCAGAGATTTTGTCATATTGCTCTGCTGTCGGCATAGGCTCACCTCAAAAATTCAAACCGATTCCACGGTAGCCTGTCCTTACAGGTTTCGCATCCTCAAAGAGTCCCAAATCATCAAGGAGTATGAAGTTATCCGATGCTTGGTAAGTAGCCGCATTCGCTAAGGCAAGGCTCATCACCATATCATCATGTGCGCCGACACCCTCAAACTTTCCTCTCTCGGTAATGGCAAACATAGACAACTCTTCGATTAGCGCGGATGAAACGCGGCGACTCTCCTCATTTCCATACGGAAAATTCATTTTTGAGTTTTCTAAAGTCATTTGCAGATTAAGAATAATTTCTTGCTTCTTTTTGCGAGTGGTGTTGAAGTCGTGAACATTGAGGTCAGCAACCTGTCTTAATTCTTGTGTGAACGATTTAGCAAAGGTGTTTGTTTCAAAAAGAATTGCCTCCGGTCTAAACATCTGACCAATGATTTTGACCTTCTGTATATTTTCTCGGAACTGAACATTCTTTGCCCGGTCAATATACACAATTGATTTATTTTCATTCTCATCCATTTCAAGAACAGTAATCACATTGTAGTCTCCATCCGTCGAAATAGCGGGGTCAACCCCAACAAAGTATTTCATTCCTTCTCTGCGATGTGGTTTTAGAACCAAGTCCTTATTCTTTGCCGCATCTAAATATTCTGGATTGAACAGAGAGGTTCCCGTTGAAATAGGAACGCACATATATTCTCGGGTGAACATCATTGAGCCGACTTCTGCTTTACGGGCCATCAATGCTTCATAGTTCCAACGGTCAGGCCATAGAGGTTCATTGAGTGAATTTAAACATGGGTATGTTCTAACCGTGTACGCTGGATTTTCTGCCAGTTGTTGATAAATGTCGGTGTATGAGAAAGGCGTCCCAATAACTCTAAGAGATGCCGTGTGGTGAAGCGTGGGAATCATATCACCATAAAACCAATCCGTTACTTTTTGGATACCAGTCATACTGAATTCTTTTAGAGGGTCGTCAATAACGATTTCTTGAGGGTGCAAACCACGAATCTGCGAGCCAACAGAACGCTCAAGGATTTGGTTTCCATTGGTGAGAGTAATGTTTCCGATAGCCCAACCCCTTGCAGGTTTGAATTTCTTGAGCATGGGATGGGTGAACATTTTGTCAATGTCCCTCATGTGAACGAGAGTCTGCTTTTGGTTAGAAGAAATGTAAAGCATTTGAAAGGGTGGCTCCTCAAAGATAAGTTTCCACACAACCCATGAATGCATAAACACTGATTTACCGTGGTCGCGTGAACAGATAATAACTGTTCTTTGGGTGTTGTTCATTAACTCATGCCATTCTTGAATGTAGGAAGGGAAGTCAAAACCAAGAACATTTTGAAAGAAATAAGGGAATGAATTTTTGGATAACTTCATATCCATTTCATGTTCAAAGTTAAACGTATCTAATTCCATTCCAATTCATTCCCCAGACATCCTTTTTCTTCTTTCTTCTAGTTCCTTTGCCATTTGCTTACCTTCGGACACCATATCATCTACAATATCATTATAGTCATACTCAAGGTCAGTACTTTGGCTTATTATTAGTCCGTCAGGAGTATTTCTTTCAAGTCCCGTTAACCTATCTATTACTGAGTTTATCGGGCCAAATCGTAATAATTCATTTGGTGCTTCTGTTCTATATGCTTGAATTTCAAGAACTAGTGATTCTTCAAGCCATTCTCTCAAATAACGGTCTTTAAAACTATTTGCTGCGGATATTAACTCTTCTATATTTTCTCTATCCTCTTCATATTTTTCGGCTAAAATCTTTAAATCACTTAAAGAAATTGTTGCTCTAAAATCGCCCTGCGTTGCACCCATCAACTGCCCCCTGTGCGTTTCTTCGTGTATGATACTTCTTAGCGCACTATCAAAATCAAACTTTGGGCCTAAATATATTTCATCGTCGGCAGGATTATATGCCGCCGATTGCGGAGGCATATTCCTATCAAAACGAATTTTGATAATATCAAACCAATCCATCACGAATCCCTTGCACTTCTAAAAATATTCGCAAAGGCTCCTTCAATATTAGAAACTCTTGCTTCAAAACCTAAAAGTAATCTCTTAAGTTCTTCTAAATCAACATTCTCTCCACCGACAAATTCATATACGATTTCTTTCATATCGTTAATAATGTCAACCATGTTTCCCAATTGTTGGACTAATTCTCGGCCATCTTGTTTTAGTCTATCTTCTGTCATTTTACTAACCATTTTTACGACCCCTTCTTCCATTTCTTGCTCTTTGACTTGGTTTTACTCGAACTCCATTTTACTTTATCCGCCCAATATGCCGCAGAAAGTTTGCCCCTCTTGATGTTCTTAGCATGGCGAGATTTGAACGCTCTCCGCTGTCCAGCAGTTTGATTTGTTTTTACTCCTTGTTGCCCAAAGCGAATTGTCTTGGCTTTCTTTCCTTCTCTTGCTACGACAATATGAGATTTTTTTGGGTGCTTTGGTGTTCTTTTTGGTTTGTTAAAACCCGAAACTCCTGCCCGTTTTAGGCGAGGGTCTTTTTTTCTTTTGAGAACATTTTGCCAATCATTCATAAGCATCACCTGTTAATATAATCTAGCATCGTCATAGAAATATTAGATTTGTAGAAGTTTCCAACCTCTTGCATAATTCTATCAACGGCCTTAGAACGGCTATGGGTGTCCATGTGCAGAGCAAGAACCCCGTTAGATTGGACATGAAAAATCACTAGAATAGAAACCTTTGGACTATCAACAAAAGCATACATTTGATTCGTATGTTCTAGCCATCTTGTTGCTTCTGCTTCTTTGTGCAACTCTTCTAATTTATCTCTCAACAGTTCAAGCCCTCTATCCATAACAGAGCGTGAAGGAAAACTATCCTCATATTCTTCTCTAATGGGAATTTCTTCTCTATCTTCTGAATGAAGATGGCTTCGCATTCTTCTTTGCATTTTAAGTATGGTTTTCCAATTATTCATAAGCATCACCTAACATATATCCCAATTTCTTTCCCGCTTGAATATCGCTTGGGTAATGACTTCCCATTTGCATTCTTGATAGTGAGATTTTATCAGCCATCTTTTTCAGTTCATTTTTCTTTTCGGGGAACCTTTTGCCTAATACTCTTTCCAAACCATGCGCCAACATGGAGTGTCCACTGGGAAACGCTGGTGTGTCGTCGGTTTTAGTCTTTGTTGTTGAAATTTTGTCGGAGATTTCGTAGGGGCGTGGTCGCTGATATTTCATTTTGAGAGACAAAGCATAATAGTTTATGTCTTTCATAAAATCCATGTATTCTTTTTTATCAACACCAACGATTTTAAACATTTCAACATCGGGTTTCAAATCAGCATCTTTCATTTGCTTTGGGTCTAATTCTTTCTTCTCCATGACTTTCAAGATAGACGGAATCTCCGACTCTTCTTTTGGATAACTCATCTTAGGAATATCTAATTTAAGTTTTGGGCTTCGCTGAAGTATCTTCTTTTTCTTTGAAGAAAGTGTTCCTTGCCACTTTTCTTTCTTAAGAATAGAAAACCAATTCATAAAATCACTTCGGCTTGTGCGTATAAATGTCTCCATCTTTGTGCATAAAGATTTTACCTTCCTCTTCTAATTTAGATAGTGCTGCTTTAATCTGCGATTCATCACCAAATTGTTTCAAGTTCTTCATTCCCAATGCTCCGCCTTCTTTTTTAATTTC